TCGAATCGCAACTCTGCCAAGTATTCGCTCGGCTGGATTCCGGTCAATACAGGCATGGCGTCGTGGAAGAATGGTCAGGTTTATCACAACGGCCACCACTTCGGCGTCTGGGACAGCTACGGGCTGGCCGGGTACAAATTCCGCTCTGCGTCCTTCAATGAGGACAGCCGTGGTCGCTGGTACTTTAATGTCGTTGTCGACGTTGAGGAAAAGCTATCTGCCGGTCAGGAGGCTATCGGCATCGACCTCGGACTCAAGGAGGTAGCCACCTGTTCGGACGGCACTGAGCTTGGTTCTGGTCGCTGGTATCGCGGCGCAGAGCAACAGCTTGCCGTCGCTCAACGCGCCCGGAAGAAACATCGCGTCAAGGCCATTCACGCCAAGATCGCAAACCGTCGTAAGGACGCCTTGCACAAGTTTTCCCGCCAACTGGTAGATCGCTGCGGCGAAATCTACGTTGGCAACGTATCAAGCAGCAAACTCGTCAAAACCAAGATGGCAAAGTCAGTGCTGGACTCTGGCTGGTCATCGCTGAAAACAATGTTGGAATACAAAGGCGCTCACGCCGGTATTGTTGTCAGGGAAGTGAACGAGAGTTTTTCAACCCAAGCCTGTTCGGAGTGCGGAAGCATTTCGGGTCCGAAAGGTATCGAAGGTCTTGGAATAAGAGAATGGACTTGCCCGGACTGTGGCGCTGAACACCAGCGCGACGTCAACGCGGCAAAGAACATTCTTGGGCGCGGACGTGCGCCTCTAGCAGTAGGAATCCTCGGCCTTTAGGCCGGGGAGGACGTCAAGAGCAAGGTATGCTACAACTTGGATATATTGCATTTGTAAGACAAACTCCAGATTCACCCTGCATTGTAAATATGCAGACTCAGTATGATTATGGTAGGGATAAAATTTATTTAGATTATGATGCACTTCGTACTTGTTTTAGAGAATTTTCAATTCTAAATATTAATAAGCAAGATTTACATATTCCTAAGATTGGGGCGGGTCTTGCAGGTTGGACTTGGGATATTATTGCTAAAATCATTGAAGAAGAGTGTAAAGGGTTTGATGTGTATGTTTGGATTTATAAATAAATTTAATTGAAAGGAAATAATATGAAATACAATTTTAAACGTGGTGATCAAGTTGAAATCTACCGCACCCCTATTGATGGTCTTGGAGTTGAAGTTGCACAACTTCCTCCTGTTGGAAGTAAAGGTGTTGTCGATAGTTGGGTTTTGAATTATGTTACATGTGAAAATGCATACCCTTATGTTTATATTAACTTCAAAGGAGACGATAATCACATTATAAACTCGGCTATCCCTTGTTCTTGTCTAAAGAGAGTTAAACCTTATAAAATTATCAAAGTTCCTGCAAAGGTTAAGGATGGACTTGCTCTATGTATGTCCCAGGATGGTACTTTTTGCAATTATTATAAACAACTTCATTGTACAATGGTTAGTAAATTCCCTACTTGCTCTGAAGAAAGTATCATCTATTTGAAAGTAATAAATGAAACCTGAAGTTGGTTTTATCTACGAAGACGATCAAGGTAGGGTTGTTACAATCATAAAGAAAGTAAAAACCTGTTGTTCTCCTGAGTTCTTTCATGGTAAAGTCATCGTAGATGGGCAACTAAATGTTTTTGCATATGATCAAGAGGGTTATATTCTAAATCATATGTTTGTTCAACAATCTTTAGGTAGGTTGGTAAAGGAGGTTTGATAAGTGGCTAAGGTGATTGGTTTTGATGAAAGTTTCCTTAAGAAATTTACTTGTTATAGTTGTGGAGCTATTGTACAATATGCACCAAATGAAGATAAATTTACGGATCGTACAGACGAAGGAACAAAAATTAAAGGTCTTTACTGTCCTAATTGCGGATCTTTTCACCGAACCAATCAATAAGGATATTTAAGTATGACCCGTATTAATGTAGTTCCAGTAGAAGAACTGCACTATAGTCATCTTGTAGCAGAGTATAGGGAGCTGCCTAGAGTATTTACTTTAGCTAGAAATGCTCAAAGAGATATTCTAGGAGGTAGGAAGAAATTACCTACTGAATGGACTCTAGGTAAGGGTCATGTTACTTTTTATTTTGATAAACTAAAGTATTGCTCTGATAGATATGAGCAGCTTACTAAAGAAATGCAGAATCGAAATTATAATCCTAAACCAATTGCTACTGAAAGTCTTCTTGAAGGTATTGACATAAAACTGATTAAAGATTATATTCCAACTAAAGAAGCTCTTGAAGAAAATAGAAAGAGAATTTCACTAAGGCTTAAAGAAGCAGCTCAACGTAAAGGATAAACTGATATGCAAACTTTGTATTTGATTCGTGGTCTTCCTGGTGCTGGTAAAAGCAAGCTTGCTTATAGTATTCATAATAATCTTACAAAATCAGTTGTTATCGAAGCTGACCAGTATTTTATTGATGAAGATGGTTACTATATTTTTGATAGTTCAAAACTACATAGAGCACATGAACGTTGTCAAAATGATACTATTATTTTCTTGATGGAGGGTTATGATGTAATTGTATCTAATACCAGCACAACTGAAAAAGAAGTTAAAGTTTATCAAGATCTTACTACAGAGTTTAATGCTCAATTTGTTAGCTTGATTGTTGAGAATAGGCATGGTAATATGAATATTCATAATGTTCCTCCTGAAAAGATTGAACAGATGAAAAACCGCTTTTCCATTAAACTTTGAGGTAATTATGTATATTACAGATATTGTTAATAAAATGACAGAAGAACAACTTAATGAAATAGTTCTTAACTATAAAACGCTACAGCAAGACGGTGTGTTAGGAGATTGTTATCTCAGACAACAGGCAAATGAATATAATAAGAATAATGGATTAGGTAGATTAAGTATTAGCATGCTTATGGGAGATTTCTATACTAGCGTATTAGAACGATTCTACGTTGACTATATTTGTAGTAAATAATTAATCAAATTAAAGGACAAATCATGTACTATCGTTTCTTCTCATTCTATGCAGCTAAAGAATTTATTGACAAAGTAGGTGGTAAGCTGGTAAGATGGGCTCATACCCAACAGAAAAAGAACACCACAGAATATACGGTGTTTGTACCTAAATTTTAAACATGAGGAAGATATTAATTATGGAGAACCATTAAAATGAAATCTAAAGTTGAAGAACTATTTGAAAAGCTTGCTTTATCAGAAGGAAGTAATATTAAATGGAAGGATCTTCATCCTATTGCTCAACAACAAATTTGTGAAGCTATTAATGCTATTCGTAATATTGTAAATACAGGGAGTATTTAATGCAAGAAAGTATCAACCAAGTTAAAGTAATTCAAGATAGCCTTTCTCCTACTGGAGATCGTCTAGTGACCTTTGAGATTGAAACCTACCGCTATATTTGGGCAGAGGTTATGACACATCGAATGCTTTCACGGAATGCTCAAAGTAGTCGTGCTGTACCATCTAAAACTGTACTTAAGGTAAATGAAGACTTTGTACGTCCGATTATCTATGGTAAGAACAAAGCTGGTATGTCCTCTACCAAGGAATTTAATGAATTAGAATCAGCTAAGATTCAAAAGGTATGGGATTCCGCAGCTAACTATGCTTTTGCAGCAAGTTTGCAACTAAATGAACTAGGTCTTCATAAGCAATGGACTAATCGAATTACTGAACCTTTTAGTAAGATCAAGGCTGTTATCTCTGCTACTGAATGGAATAATTTCTTTTGGCTCCGTATTGATCCCGAAGCTGCACAGCCAGAAATTGTTGACCTAGCTAATAAGATGCAGAAAGCTATGCAAGATTCTATTCCTTTGCAGCTTAAAGCAGGAGAACTTCATGTACCTTATGTAGATCGTGAAGTAGGATTTGATCTTAGCGATGAAATCCGTTATTATATTGGAGGGCAAGATCGGTGTGAGCTATCTAAGGAAGAAGCTCTACGTATTTCTGCAAGCTGTTGCTGTCAGGTTTCTTATCGAAAATTAGATGATAGTTTTGATAAGGCTATGGAAATTTGGGATAAACTCTTTAATGGTCCTAAGCCTCATACATCACCCCTCGATCATCAAGGAATTGCACTTTCTAATAAGAAAGCTGGTATTATTCAACGGATCTTTCCTAGTACTCTTCCCGAAGGTGTGTCTCATATTGATAGAGATGCTGATCTTTGGTCTGGTAACTTTAAAGGATTTATCCAACACCGTAAACTTATTGAAAATAAACTAAAGTAAAGGATAAAATATGGCTAAAATCAATGCAAGCGAAGTTCCTGGTATGATTCAAGATCGTCTCGATTCTCACTATCATCTCTATGAAATTAAAGATATTATTGCCGGACTTTCTCAGTTGATTAATGATACTATCAATGAAGGATATGAAATCAAAATTCAAGGTGTAGGTACTTTTCGCCCGAAGGCCAGCGTAGAACGTCAGTTTAAGTCTGGTATTACAGGTCGAGTCTTTACTAAAAAGACTAACAAAGGGATTACCTTCAAGCCTGATCTTGGGCTTATCGAGCAGATTAACAAAGAAGTTCTTGACACGTAACTGAGTAAAAGGTAAAAGGTAAGATAGCTTCCGTTGTCTTACCTAACTTACCTAACTTACCGGAGATAATTATGAATGATGCACAACAGATGGATATTTTGCTTCAAGAACATCTCGCATTGGAAGAACAGATTAATTTGTGGTATTCTTCTACTAATACTGAACTACAAAGACTTGCTAAATATCTAGAATCTAAGAGTAGTGATCTAGAATATATTACATACTATAAGGGTTATGATGATGCTATTGGAGATAGGTACAATCATGAAGTATAAAATTATTCGTAGCAATATCGAAAAGGCTAAATTTTCAATTACTGAAAATAACAAAGTAATTCTTCCTTTGCTTACATATGAACAAGCTGTTATTATCCTAAAAAGTCTTTCTGGAGCCAACGATGAAAGTAAATCCTGATGAAGCACCCGAAGGTTATGTTGCAACTCATGTGATTAATGGTTGTGACGGTTGCGCACTGTATGAAACAGAGCATACCAAACTTTGTTCGCAAGCACATTGTTCTGAAGAGGATAGGAAAGATGAGTGCAATGTAATATTTATTAAGAAATATACTGAATTTATGCCACAACATGCTGATGGTTCTAATTTTCAGAATGAATTACTTAAATCAATTGCATCTAATTGTGGTTTCATAATCAATAATATGAACATGCAAGAAAATATTAAAGAAATAGAATTCTTTGCTTCTAAAGTATTTGAAGCTGGTGTAGAATTTGGTAAACAAGCAAACAAGGAAATTCACTAATGAAAATGAAGTTGATGCAAACTGCTGATCTTGATTCCCTTTATGATGAAGATGATTGTTATGGAGGTTTCGTTCCTAAGCAAAAGAAGCAGGTAGAATCGGATATTCGACCTATCCGAGATAACAAGCAGCAAGACAGGTCTAAACTTCGAGAAGCAAAGCGTAGTTGGGATAAGATTGAAAATTCTTGATTAGGAGAAATATTGAATGGTTGAATACCTAACAGTTATTTATGGAGTATCTATTACTTTAAGCCTAATTCTATTGATTTATGACGATATTAAAACTTCAGTACTCTTCCGTGTTAGTGACTTAATTAGAGATATATTTATTTCTCTTATTCCTGGGGTTAATACATATGCAGTAATAGATTGGGTTTATATGACTATTACAAATCTAAATATTCTTGATATTGTAATTTATAAACGAAAGGAGTAAGTATTTGAAAGTGCTGATATACGGCACTTCATACATAGTTAAATTAATAGCAATTACGATCCTCTGTTGTGCTCTCTGGGTAAAACCCCTGAATGCGACAGAGGATTTTTTTATGAATAGTTTTGAAAATAATTCCGAATTATCTAAAAATCCTCCCAAAGTATTTGACATGAAGGAATATAATTGCTTAAAATCTATATTATGGCATGAAGCTAGAAATCAAGGGGAACGTGGAATAAAGGGTGTTCTTTCTGTTGTTATTAATAGGAAAAATCATCCTGCATATCCAAGAACATACTGTCAGATTGAGAATCAACCCAAGCAGTTTTCTTACGTAAAACAAGGTAGAAAACCTAACATTAAACCTAAACCTACTGAAGAAAAAATTCTTGAACAAATCTCAGAATTAGCATATAATGCAGTTAGTGGTTCTTTCCGACCAATATTTCCAAGTAATATCTTGCACTACACAAGGAAGGAAATCAAAAATAGCTGGACTAAGCAGAAGAAAGAATATACAATAATTCAAGATCACAAGTTCTATCAGACAAAAGGAAGGATTTAGAAATGAAAGTTAAATTTGATATGACAGAGCATAACTGGTCTTCTGCTGTTGTTGCAGCTAACGAGAATATTGAAGTCGTAGAGGAAAATACAGAGCACTTCATTATTCATTATCGTAGAGCTAAGGACTTTTATTCCGCTCAAAATCGTTTTGATTTGTACGTTAGTTACAATATTATCAAGGACTAATCATGACTGATAAGACTAACTATGACCTCTCTACCTTCAGCAAAGAAGGTAAGATTGAAGATATTAAAGTAGGTACTAAAATCTGGTACATGCATGATACTGACATTGATCAGGCTACAGTCACTTATATTAATTCTGATGAAGATTATATAGATGCTTTTTGGGAAAGAGCTTACGGTTGTTCAACTGTATTTTATAATAGTTTCAATAAGGATTGGGGTATTGTTGTGGAAAAGCGAAATAAACACAAGAACTATGATGTAATCGTTCATTGGGCAAATGGTGGTGAGATTCAAACTAAATCAGGTGATAGGGAATATAGAGATTGGGTGCCAGTGTTCGGATTTAAGCAAAGTCCAAACTTTGATAATGATAGTATTGAATTTAGGATTAAACCCAAAACTGAAATCAAGACATATCGCCTTGCTCTTCTTAAAAATAATGAACTTAAAGTTTTTGAGAATGAACCTAGCCTTGATGATGCTTTTGGAGAGAATGCATTCCTTCGTTGGATTGACTCTAGCTGGAAGCATATTGAAGTAGAAATTACTTGACAACAGACATGGTTGTAATCTAAGATAACTCATGTACTTAAACAATGAAAGGAAACCAAAATGAAATTCTCCGAAATCCAAACCCTGTCTGAAAAGTTTATTGCTGATAACAACCTAATCAGTGAAGATGTAGCTGAGTTTGTAATGAAGCTAACTGGTAAAAATATCCTTGAAAATCCTGTTCGTAAAGGACGAGAAGTCTCTGCTGAAACACTAGAACGCATCCAAAAAGTTCAAGAGGCAATTGATGTTCTAGAAGATAATGCTGAATTCACAGTTTTACAATTGTCCGAACTAACTGGATTTGATAAGAATAAGATTCAATATGCTTTTACTCAACTTCAAGAAAAAGGTATCATTTTTATTGCAGGAAAACTTGAAGTTCCTGGTGCTCGGGGTAAGAAGCCTAGTCTTTATTCTAAAGTTCTCTGAAGGAGTAAATTATATGTTTAAGTCTAATGATTACTATAACTTTGAAGATTTTAAGGTTGGATCTACTGTTGTATGCTATTATCAACATAAAAAGTATGTAGGTATTGTTACTCATATGGAAGAAGATTGTCTACATATCTTCTGGGAAGGTGATGATTCTGTTTCTGAACATAGCAAATATCAATTTGATTCTGGACGTAAATCCTTTGCTCTCCTTGAGGATTGGAAGAAGTATAAAGAACAAATGAAAGATAATTGGTAATAATGTTGTCCTGGTTAATTTCAGGCTTATTTTAGAAATAACTACAAATTTTAGGAGATTTAAAAATGACTTCCGTAATTGCTTGGTTTCTGATTGCTCTTAGTGGTACTACTTTGGTTTATAGTCCGGCTTTCCCTACGGAACAAGCCTGCAAGGAATTTGCTTCTAACTTCAACAATACAGCATCAACAAAAATGGCTTGCCTTTCTGCTGAAATTCTAGTACCATCTACACTTAATCAATCAGTTCCTAAAGGAAAGTAAATGAAAAATATGCTTGCTATTGCTTATCAACTTGCTGCAGAATCTTTTGTTAATAAAGTTGATAAACAAGGTCGTCCATACTTTGAGCATTGTCTGCAGGTTATGCAGAACTTGAATACAGATGATGATGAACTGAAGCAAATCGCTTTGTTGCATGATTACTTAGAAGATATTCATACTGAAAACATTATTGGTGGAACTAAAATTCTAAGAGAAATAGGATTTTCAGATAGGGTAATTACAGGTATTATTGCAATGACCCGTCTTCAGCATGAAGAATACGAAGAATATATTGACGCCATAAAAGGACATAAAGATGCTGTACGTATCAAGATTGCAGACCTGAAGCATAATTTAGATATTACTCGTCTAAAAGGCTTGCGAGAGAAAGATATTGAGCGTATGATTAAATATCACACAACCTATATTGATCTTACTGAGTATATTAAGGAGATGGAAGATGACTAAAGTTAAATCGGAGTTGGCAACATTTCCAAATATTTATAGGAATTTTGGAGGAATTTTGAAATATTATGAAGAAATCTAAGAAAATATCCAGAATTCCTGTAATAAAACCTATTAATAGAACTCCAATTCCTTGCAAGAAAGAGCATGTAATCAAGAAGAAAGTTATTGACAGGAAGAGGAAACATAAGGATGATGTAGGTATTGAATAAATTTACGAAGGATAAATAATGTCTACTAATTTTCATATTATTGCTAAACGAGATATATTCGTAGTAAACACTGGTTGTTTTGAAGTTCAAGAAATAAATTGTAATTTTATTTGGCAGTCTCCAAGCAGGATTACATATAAAATTATTCAGTCTTCTAATAAAATGCAAGCGTATATTGATTGGGTCATTTCAATTTCTAAGGATGTAGAAGAAAAAGTTTATGCAGAAGATGATATACTTGAAGAAAGAGATCCAATTGCAACTAGAATTATAAGTTATGGTGAGGATCACATAGAAAAATTCTTTGATTGGTGTAATAATTTAGCACACGCAGGTTATGAATTACATTATGAAGCTTGGTGATTGTTACTTACTATATTTAGTTATTTAGTTATTTAGATATAAACAAAAGGATTATAAATTTATGTTTAAAAGTTACTTTTGGAATAAAGTATCTGGTCTTAATGCTGATATTCAACGCCATAGAGAAGAGGAACAACGGCTTATTGAGATAATCCTCAATTTAAAGAGTAAAGAGCTTACTGAAATGAATAAAGCACGTATTAGAAGTTATAGAAATATTCTACTTGTACTGCAACAAAGCAAAGCAGAACTCCTAACTAAACTAGGAAGGAAAAACTAACGAAAAGGAAAATAACAAATGAACCGATATGGACTATCAAATAAATCAAAAACCCACATAGATACTTGCAAGCATAATCTTTTCAATGATAGTGAAAATTCTGCTATTGTACATTGGTATAAATGGTTCATTTGTTATTTAAATAAATCACATGTATTTGCTACGTTTATTGATAAGTATGGAGTTGCAAAGGCAAAGTGCATACGGTGTGGAGTAGAACGAATTAAATCTGATAAAGCTGACGGAGAGTAGGTTGAATTATAAAAATACAACCATAAGAATTACATCAGCAATTAAAAACCCATATACCACAAAAATTAAAAAACCCATATACCTCTTTTCAGTTAGTAAATAGCTGAGATTTGGTATATGGGTTTTACTACGTTCAGAGTTAAATGGGTTAGCTCAAATGAACCCAGGTGTAAAATTTATGTCAATCGAGAATAATTCTCATCAAGGATCGTGCCGGTTTGCTAAATCTAGGCAAATAATCATGGAATGCTCCAGAAAGCGTTTAAACGGCTTTTGAGCGCCTTTTCACCTGCTAGGCTATGTCGGGTTACCCTTGGGTGTTTAAATTGAGCCTAGGGCGTTCTGATAGGTCTATCGGAACTATGGATATATGCAATGCTGTGAGTTCTGATAAAGGACAGGCATAACCAGAATTTATTTTAAGTATAAAAATGTTTGATTAGATTAATTTTAAATCTTGGGTAGAATCCAGGGTGTCGAAACGAACTAACTAGGAAACATCATGAAAACGATTCTCTCTGATTTGACGAACTTCCGTGAATCCGAAGGATTTAGCTTTGCTGGATTTAAATTCCCAAAACATCTTTGGTCCCTGCCAAAAGGCTCCTTCGCAAAGCGCCTTGCACGAAGGAATCCTGTGACAGTAGGGGAATATATCCACGGTGCAAAGCCTGGATGTGAAGGAAAGAGTTTTTATCTTGATAGTGATTTTATGCCTTCGCTCCGATGGCAATGGTGCGATAATGTCTGTAACCATATTCGGCATACAGGCTGGTATTGTGATAATATCCAGTATAATAAAATTCGCGGTATTGTAATGAGACTGCCGCGTGATCGTGGTTTTCTCGCAGGTTGGAGCATGGGCGATGGTATGATTTCTGAAATTGAATATATCATCTATGATGATGAACGCGATGCTGCACATGCGGCGGATAGCATTGCTGAGAAGGTTGCAGAAAAGGAGAGGGAATATCAAGAGGAAAATAATTTTTAACCGAAGGATAAGATCATGACTTACCTGAAAACTATCCAATGCAAGCAGTTCGAAGACATCGATTTCCGCTGCATCCAGGTTGGACAATGGGTTGAAAACTCCGCCGGCCAAAAAGGCCAGTATCTTGGCGCTACCAAACGCGGAACTATTATGATAGCATGGCGCTGTATGTCGTTTAAACGTCACGCAAAACAAGTTAAATGCTTGCGGTCTTTTGTAAAAAATAACTAGGATACCAAAATGATCTACTATGCTATCATTACCGACGGTGCGCTTGAGTATATAGCGCACGATGAAGAGGATAAAGACGCGCATGTTGAATGGGCGAAAGGTGAAGGGTTTAGCGTAACGGTTAGATCCTTTGAAACAGAAGATGATTTGTGGGATTATTTCGATGAAACATAGTTGATTTATCAAGGAGGCTTTGCTAGAATGAAGCCTCTCGAGTAAGTTAATTTGTAGTCTAACAAACGAAGGGAAGTATCATGGCACAAGCCAACAAACAGAATCGTAAAGAAAAACCGCATCAACAGGCACGACGTGATAAACAACGTCAAAAATGGGCTTGATTGTTTCCGTAAATTCTGTATAATTTAATTAAAGGGTAGCAAAATGATTCGCTTCTTTATCCTGTGGTTTATTCTTGTTATATTTGCCTTGTATCAAATCTAAAGGAAAGTATCATGAAAGTAACGCATCTACATGGTATGTGTAAAAGTTCATTTGAGCGTTTTATTCAAGGCAAAGACAAACAATCAGGGCCTTGGATGGTATCTGATAAGGACAACTATTCGTATCTGTATAGCGTAGAAAAACACATAGGGGTTATTCCGGTGAATGGCAAGAGGCAAGAGGCAATAGACATGCTACAAGTGGAAGCTGTTTGTTCTGCAATTCTGCAATGTGCGTTAAAGGGCGAGGGTGAATTATATGTGTTGTTTTGTAACTTGGATTCTAGTATTGTAACGGATGATTATTCTTGTGAAAACATGCAGGGCATAGCGGATTCTATACCCGAATCCGATCTAAAAGATTCTGTTGTTTATATAAGAAAGTTTTCTTGGCATAAATGGTATTCTCCATTAGTAATTGCTAGCATGCGCCATAGGGATTACTTTAATACGAATGAAGTTGATCCTGTTATATTGAAAACAGCAGAATGTATTAAATCTGAGTTTATAATGGATGATATATTCGAAGCTGAATTCATTGAAGAATTCAAAATCTAAGGATATTATCATGAGTCAAAACATCTTTGAAACCGGCGCTACTTCTCCTGCAGCAAACAACCTTATTCTTTCCGTTATAGATGATGTTAATGTGTATCAAAGCAGCATCGATGCTGCTAAACGGATGCTAGAAGGGATCGATCCCATTAAATCCTTTCGTGATCTTGCAAACGATGAAGCTAAGAAACAACGACAGAAATTCTCTGCGAAATTCAAACAGCAGGAAATCACCGAAGCCGGAAGGATCATTCAGAGTCTTACGCTTAACAGTATCCTCGAAGACATGGCAGCATTGTACGATCCTGCACAAAATATCTACGCTGTTATCCATCGATGGTTTGACAAGGTAAATGGTAATTCTTACTTCTCATGTCGAGTGACTGTTCCTCTTACTGAAGGGAAACGGATTAGCTTTGTGATTTCCCTGCAATATGGACACGGATCGCAGCCACAAAGTGAAATTATCGAAACCCTTTCCCGTTTGAACATCTTGAAGGAAAAGAAGGACTATTTCAGGGAATACAATATCACTATTGACGATCGAGGCTATATGCGAAAGAATCAAAATTGGCTTACTGGCCTGTATCTTTAAGGGTAAGCCATGATAATTCTTAAAATTATTTCTGGAACATGGTTATTTAGCTGGATTTGTGTTATCATGATTGTGTTGATAACGTACTTTAAAAAGAAAGTTCAAAGGAGCTGACATGAAAATCAAGACTAATAATGTCCCTCGATTTATTCTTAATGGCTACGACTTGCCGAAGAAACAGCGGAATAACTTTGACTGGATTTCAGACGAAGAATTTAATGAAGCAGAGTTCGTAAAGTATAAAGGTCGCTATTATGCTTTGTATGAATTCACGGTATGCTATAATGCAGCATACCCTTTGTCTAATTGGCAAGGGTATTACTCTGAGTCCTACTTCAGCGGTATCCTGATTAAATTCAAAGATAATAACTCTGTAATCGTCGGGCAGTATTTCTGCTAGACTTTAATTACAAAGCCTGCTAAACTGTAGATATGTAGCAGGCTTGAATTTAAGGTTTATCTAACTCCAAGAAAACACTAAGTTCAATCTGACACTAATAAACTAATTCAAGGCTAACATCATGCTCAACACACCTATTAAATTACTTGAGGATAAATTTGATTCTCTTAAAGAATATCTTGCGGATATTCTTCCTCACAGTTCTGGTATTGACTATGCTTGGGAGTTTGACTACCAGAAAAACGGAAAAGTAATTGCGCGAAACTCCTGGCACTGTATGAATGAACATGGGTGTTATTGTGGATATGCAGATTTTACAATTAAATTTTATCTGTTTAGAGATCTTCGGAGTTTTACACTTGAATTCAATGGAAGTTATTCGCAATCACTGAATAGAAAACATCTTTTGCGTGATTATATAGAAGACACTATATATCATTCGCTCCCGGAAAACCGATCCATTTTCCTTTGTTTGATTAAGGAATAAAATCATGTATAGCGTACTATTAATTAATAGACATGGTGAGGGTTCTTATCTTAGTGTAAAGGGTAAAACCCAATGGAAAACTAAGAAGGTTGCAGTAAATCACGCAAAGGATATTAAGGAAGCTATCGATAAAGGTTTGACCATGTGGGATACTGTAATCGTTGAAGTCGAAAATGAATTCGGCGAATTGATTGACTTTTGATCGAGGAATAAAATAATGCTTAACCCTTCCGTTACCCTTTCTATTCAATCCTTCGCAAAAGAACATAAGATTAATCGCCAGAAGCTTGAATCTTTCGTTGAAAAAATCATCGATGAACATACCTCGCAACATGGCAAACCTGCAAAGAATACCACGAAGGAACTTAGATCTAAGTTCAAACAAGAGTATAAGAATATCCCTTTGCTTACTAGCAGAGCTGTATCAGAGCATTTCAATGTTAGCCTTGCAGACGCTAACAATTGCCTTATGTATTTCGGGGCGCAAGGGATTATTAGGAAAGGCGAAGCAATTAAGGTTGAAGGTAAGCGCGGACGGGCTGCCATTAAATGGGAAAGGGTTTGATTATGTATAAATTCACGATTGAATTCTACGGGCGCATCAAAAATGCAATTGGAATCTCTTACACCATTCGGGATTCTGTTGAAGCGGAAACAAAAGATGAAGCTATTCTAAATCTTTATAATAAGTACGAACATATCCACCAAGTCAAGTTTATAAGTATTGAAAAGAAGGTATGATTATCCAAAGACTAAACTAAAGGAGTTTTGCGAACTGGTAAAACAGATTGAATTAGCCTGGAAACAAAACGACGACATATCTACAGAGCAAGTTTTCAATGCTATGTTTAATAAATACGGCATTGAACAAACTTGCATTTAATGCTAAGTTGCACTGCAAGAGCCTAGGGTAAAACCTGGGCTTTTCTTTTAGCTATGTCATAGGTTAAAACTATCGAAAGTAGTTTTAAATGCATTAAAATTAATGTACAACCCAGGGATTTAGCCTATAATGAATTTATCAGATCAACAACGCAGCAAACAAAGGGAAGCATCATGTGGATAACAAAAAACAAAGTAAATATAAGTATTCCCGAGCATGTATCTACTCGTTGTAGTACAATACAAAAGCATGTAAGACTAGCAAGATACATGCAATGTATTATCGGATTTGATGATACAACACTTAAAAATACACTGTATTTTCTAAAGGCAGGTAAAACTATGTCTATCGGAAAAGACGGTAATTTCTGGGTATTCAGAGCATATAATTAATGCTTTAAATGAATGTTTGCATTGAGGTATGATATGATTCACATCACATTAAGCATTGAATTCATTCCTACGTGGCCTGTTGATCTCACAAAATATGTGAGGGTAAAGCGACTGAAATAATATTGATTGAAAGGGTTATGTAATGGCTGATAAACAACAGTTTGATTCGTTTATACATTATGTATCGCGTTCTCTCTTTGCTTCTGCGTGGGCAGAACAACAGGAAGAGAATGGGTGTAGTCTAGGCGATGAAATTATGGATCAAATACCCGATGTGATTGATCCTGCAGCTACACATGCTGCCGTTACGCTTGCATTTGACATTGAGCGGATTAACTCTAAATCTATTGCTAAAATGATGGAAGATATTGAAAGTATCGGCAATGGAGATAGACCGGAAACCATGGAATACTTTGGGCATTGTGCTGCCATGCAAGCTATGGGGCATGGTATAGGACTATATGATGCTTTCGGGAAGGATGTATATAAACTGATTAAAGTTCCATATATTGAATTCGGTTCATACTCTCTTGAACGTGATTACTTTTGAAATGTATTGACTTCAGTTAAACCCCTGTTAAATACAGGGGTTTTCTTTTATGTTCTATATTACTACATTCACATTTACGTATATAGTGATAAGTATCTTCCTGTATAACCATAGATGTGTATATATAGTAGTGACGCTAGTTATCATATGTGATATAACGATAGGTATCATATGTGATATAACACAAAGTATCATATACGATACAACGTAAGATACCATATAGGATACATCGCATGTGGTTTATAGCAAAAATCAGAGCATGCGAACGAAGGAACCGAAGCTGAAAACAAACGCATGAAAACGCAGCAGAACGACGTACAATCCACGCAAGCATTCAGTCATATCCTACCCTACATTGAGAGCATCAAATCATCACCTGCGCCTTCTACGTCGTTCTATCCTGGATTGCATCACAAGCATTGAAAACAGACATTCCAACAGCAGCGATAATCTATGAATAATCCAAACTATTCCACTTCTGAAAATAGTCTTTTTCAGAACAGCGACAGGGTGATTTATGTGTACATACATGGTGATATTTTAGGATTTCAGCGGGCATTGAATCAGGGGTATTAGGGGATCATCAAGCACCCAAGATAACTCCCTGAAGATTTTCATCAGAGATAAAACCAAGGTTAAAACAAATAATTAAATAACAATTATTTAACAATTAAGTATTTAAATCATAGAATATACCTCGATAGGCACTTGCAATTATATCCCTCCACCCTACTAGTGATATTTACCCTACCAGAATTACATTTATTTAATAGATATTTTAGCTGTAGATATTTCTTAGATTTTAACCCTAGGTATCATCCTGGTACTTATTTTTGGATTATTATGCAAGTAATATAAATATACAAGTAACAGACGAAATAAAACCCGACTACCTTTCGATAATCGGGCTATTCAGACCTACAACAACTCTATGTTTTTAACTAGGAACTACGTATTCCTCTGCTTCATCTGCAAACAATATAACATCACCCTCTTGTGTAGCTTCATTAGAGCACTCGAGGTCTTGTGTAGGTGCATTATCATTTTCTGATTCAGTGTCATTATTTAAATCTTCAAAGTATTTCTGACGTGCAGCTAAACGTACAATGATTTCATCAGAATCTAACCAAATTTCAATACCTTTATGCACATCTGCAATTTCTTCATGGCTAAGGAAACCTTCATAGGTTGAATCTACAAGTTTCTTAGATTGCTTCTTCATAAAATCCACATGAGAACTTACATCAGACATCTTACCTACACTGCCAAAGGATACATTATGAATCATCATATAGGCATTCTCTGACACAAATACCATATTACAATTAAGAGCAAGAATACTAGCTGCACTATGAACCTTACCGTTAAGGATAGCTGCTGTAGTAGCTTCTGTTTTTTCTAATGAACTAAGAATAGTAAATAGACCATCAAGATTACCTCCTGGACTAGAGATTTCAAACTTTACTGAGTCAGTAGAAGATAGTTCAGAAATACGTTGAGCTACTTGTCGATAATAACTCTGTCCTTTAATCTCTTCGTCAATAGGTACTGTGATTTCATAAGAGATATTTTCTTTAGTAAAATAACCTAGAGTACCTACAGATTTATCATCCTCTTCATCGTCAAAGTTAATAGTAGTTTTTTTATTCATAGTGTTCCTTTCAAAAGTAAAAGGAGGTGGCTAGCCTCCTTGTTTGTTATTTGCCGTGTATTACTTAAAGTTAATACTACACTAACTATTTCTTTAGCTTACCATCCTTGATCATTCCTTTAATTACATCTCTACATAATCCACCACGAATAATATCATCAACTGAATCAAAATTAATAATTCCTACTTCCGGTAGATTATGCCTTTCAGCAAAATTTAAGAACCATTCCAATCCAGATTCTCCTTTAATATCTCGCTGGTTAATGTCTCCGCACAATACAAGTTTGCAATTATCAGATACGCGGGTAAGAATAGCAAGCATCTCTTCTGGTGTAGATTGCTGAATTTCATCCAAAATAAGCCAGCTAGGTGTATCAAAACTACGACCTCTGATACTTTCTAGTTCTTGAACCTCAATCTGACCATGTTCTCCATCTTGTAGAGCAATCTCAAATGCTCCAGCACCAATACGGGATTTAATAGTGTCTAAAACATTTCTTACATAAGGATATAATTTCTGTAAAATTGAACCCGGCTTACTTCCGCTAGATTTACCAGTCTGAACATAAGGTCGTGCGACAATGATCTTTTCAATCTCTCCTCTACGATATTTATCGGCAGCTACCACAGAGCAAAGAAATGTTTTTCCTGCTCCAGCATGTCCTAAACAACAAATTGCTTGGATATTTGGATCATTGAGCATCTTCAGGTAAGCACGTTGTTTATCTGTCTTTGCTGTAATCGAAGGAGGATTACGTTCTTCAATAAACTTTTCTTTAATTACTCGCGGTACTTCAACACTAACCTTTTCCTTACGTGTAAGACGTTTCTTTTGTACCATCAATCACCTCCTTGTTAGTTAAACTTCAACCCTTCAAATATAGCACAAATAATATTGACTGTCCATCCATTTCCAAGCATCTTATATCTTTGACTATCAGAAACACTAGATGTATAACCTATTGGAACTGTTTGTAGTTCCTCGCATTCCTCTGGTGTAAGTTTACGAACTAATCCTTCATTTAGGAGTAAATTATTACTTTCCCAAGAGGATGTAGTTAGTGCAGGAGTCTTCCCATCTTTAGCACGATAACCTCCAATATTACTACCATGCGGCCATTGTAGAATGTATGTACAATTCCAGCTTGGTTCAGCTCGGACTGTTAGGCACTTTGCTTTAATTGGATTAAATGCGATATAGCCATCTTTTTCCTTTACTTCACCAAAGTTCTTTAACCACTGAAGTCTTCCACCCTTAATATAATATTTTTCATGTACTTCTTTTTGAAGAATATCTTTTAGCAGAATTCCTTTATCTTCTGGAACAGTAATAGGGAAGTTAGCCCAATATAAACGATACCTATTCTGTGCTGAAACAAGGTTTGAATTAATAGCGACAGGTGTCACACCCAAATGTTCAGAAATAATATCCTTATACTCTTGTTTCATCTTTACATTTTCAAGTAAGAATTTTACGCCAGGATTCTCTGCTTGAATTTCTTTAAGAATTCTTTCAAATACAAAGTATAATTTGCTCCTTTCATCATCAAAAGCTAGCTGTTTCCCTGCCATTGAAAAGCCCTGGCATGGACTACCCGCAATTACAAGATCAATCCTTCCAACTTGAAATTGACCAACTTCAGTATAAAGAACTCCATTAGAAAACGAAATTTTAGTTACATTACCAATTGCAGTAACATCTTTCCAATTATTCTGAGATACCTTAATAGCATGTTTATCAATTTCACTAGCAAAGTAATTATTTACTTGAATACCTATACGTTCTAGTGCAATTCTTCCACAAGAAATACCATCAAATAAAGATAATACGTTAATCCCCAAAGTCTTTCTCCTAGTTTGGTTAAATAAAAGGTTGTGTTTAACCGTTTTAGTCAAACACAACCTTGTTATGCTACAACCTTAGTTTAAGCTGCTAGATCTTCCGCTACCTTCTTAGGACGACCTTTAGAAGCACTTCCAGTAGGATTCTTAGGTGATACAACTGTAGCTACCTTTTCATCGCTACCATCCTCCTTGACTAGAATAGCAAAGAAATAACCTGAGTAATTAAAAGGATATTTGTTATTATCAGTAGAAGTTACATACCCTTGTTTTGCAGCTTCGATTACTTGATTAGTATAATCATACAGGTCATAGGCTTCAATCTTTAGTTCTTCCATACTTGCTCCTTTGTGTTAAATAGTTGGTTTAGGTTATCACTAGAGTTACAAGAAGTCAAGTTATTCTTGTACTTCAGCTACAGCACTTGTAAGGTTTGTTTGGCTCTGAAAGATCACGAACCCTTCGGGATCGCTCTGACGAACCGCGCTTGTAATACGTTGTTCTGCAATCTTAAAATATTCCTCTTCTCGCTCAATACCAATAAAAGAATAACCTAGAATCTTAGCAGCTTTACCTGTACTACCACTACCCATAAATGGATCAAGAACAATACCGTCTTTAGGAGTAACTAGCTTAATCAGATACTTCATTAATTCTGTAGGTTTTACTGTAGGATGCAAGTTGCCTTCTTCTCTATCTTTTCGATTAGCTTTAGCACAATAAAAGAATCTAGCTGCTGAACCTGTACCTGAATCAAAAGGAATTCTATCACCTCTTAGATATTCAGATTTGCCTGTTCCAATACCATCACCATAACCTGTAATTTTAACTCTAGGTAAAGAACCTCCTGCACCTAAACTATCAGGAAATAGACTTACTACTTCTTCTTTTCCTGTGTTTTTACATTTTACAAACAACGATTTCAAGTGATTTGGAAGTCGTTCATACCGATTACTCTCTATCTTCATTAAAGTTTCTCCCATGTTCTTCATAGTGACATTTCATGCAAAGTGTTATTCCATTATTCAAGTCCCAGAGTATATTAGAATGAATTAGTGCATCTCCCCTGCATGTTATACAACCACAATTAGGAGTTCTCATAAAACCATCTGTTCAGTTCTTCTAATTGTTCTTCAGTAACAGAGTCAGCTAATTGATATTCATCTTCATCATACGACAAGATTACATTAGACGGATACCTACCTTTAGTACTATCAAAATCAGCAGAGGAAGTCGGAGCACCGAAGCAATTCCCTTGACTTCGTACAGCATTCTTCAAGCCATAATCTGTACGATCACCTTGTATTCGTTCTACTCTACACTCCTCAATGTTCAACAATGTAGCCTTCTTAGCTGGTTTCCTAGCAAGTGTAATAGGTTCTAATGCTGGCTTTAAGCAACTACGGTGTTTTGGCATACCACTGTTCCCTGAAATAAAAGCCTTACCATTTCTACGAACCACAAATGCCCCTGTTTCCGTTTGTAGGCACCAAACAACCTTGCCGCTATAACTCTCAACTTTATTAGTATGCTTACATTGAAGTTGTGTTGTATTGGTCTTACGATTCAAATACACACAACCTTTCTTGTAATCAACGTAACTTCTAATGTTCAGTGATAGGCACAGTGCCTGCACAACATCCAAGCGTTCATGGTCTAAAGACCAGAATGTTTCGCTGTGCTGATCCATAGGACGAGAACCATCGCCGTCAAGTAGCCCTTCAAGGAATAGCTGCCGAGAGTTAAAATCCCAAGCCATAATTTCATAAGAGAACTTACGAATTGGATAACTACTTAGAAACTGTTCTGCTAGATTACCTGTTACATAGAATGAATGCTCATCTCCGTGTAGTTCGTTGAAACACCTGCGTTCTTTGATGTACTCTGAAAACTTGCAATCAGCTAAAGACAAAGCATCTCGTAACTTGGCAAGAGTTTTAGGTTTAACTTGGGAGAACATACACGCCTTTCCGCCACCGTGTACCCAAGCGTCAGTCATCCACCAACCAAGTAAATAAGGGTTATTCACAGTTGAACCTTGATCTAAGTTGCCGGCAAGAGGGAAGTTCTTAATCCAATGTTTCTTAATATCACCAGCTTCAACTACTGTATAGCCTTCATTGAATTTATTCCTTTGGTGTTTCTTGTAGTTGATATAACATCTATGATTCTTTGTTAGAAGTTGATCTGTATGACGATTCTCAAAATGAACCATTTCATCAGGGGCATCATATGCAAGGATTTCCTTTGGCTTATACCATGACAAATTATTAGACTCATGGTCCCATTGCAAAATCATGTCATCTCCTAGAATTTCATTGTATTTCTTCCACCCATTATTAGTAAGACACTCCGTATCTTCTGAGTAGCAAGCATATACCCAAGCAATCATATCTTTAATCTCAAATCCAACATCTTCAATATTACAAGCCATTCTATGCTGAGTCCTAGTACCTGCAAAGGACAGCAAGTAACCTCCCGGCTTTAAAACACGTAAGCATTCCTTCCAAATCTCGACACTAGGAATACTATAGTCCCATTTCTTATTCATGAAGTTAAGACCATAAGGAGGATCTGTAATGATAGAATCTACAGAGTTATCTTCTAGTTCTTTTAGTTTATCTAAGCAATCATTGTTATACAGTTTATAATCCATATTATTCCTTTACCCTCTTAACATTCTTACCTAGAGCTTCCTTAAGCACCAAATACAGATACTCAGCTTGAGCATAATCCAAACAAACATAATAATCCTGGCTAACTGAATTAAACGAAGGGAACTTACAGATATAGCCATTCTGTGTATCAGTCAAGATAGTTTCTACTTCGTTTTCATCTGTAGAATAACCCAAAGAACCGACAGTATCTCGGAGAGTTACTACGTTGTCTACAGAGGTTACAGCTAAGATACCGCTATCAGAACGGTAGAGTTTAGTTTTAGACTTAGATTTAAGTTCTTTCATTACTATTTTCCTTTCATGTTAACTACAGATAAGCTACTGATGAACTACAGCTTATAGCACTGGTCTAGTTGTGTCAAGAGGTTTGTTAGGATGAGACTTCAGATAAGTTAGTTATGATGAAGCCTATAATCAAGGTGCTAAGGAATACCTTCTAACAAAGATATAGTCTAGCACAAGAAAGATAGACTGTACATAAGGTATAACTGAAGTTTAAACCTAAGAGAAAGAGGTTAGTTGAGCTAGAAGGCGAACCTCTTATACTTTAGTTTGTGCAAGAGTGGTTCTGACGAACCAAACGAACTTTGCTTAAGAATAAACTTCAGTTTGTAGGCAGTTACGTTAAATTTATTACATTGTTTATTTCTCTATATACGAAATTTCACATCCGAAATTGCCCACCTCTTCCCACCTAAAGAATCTTTACCTATAGATCAAGGTCTCTAATCTCCTTTAACCATGAAGTTATAGTTCTTCTGCTAACTCCAATAATGATGGAAATTTCTTTAGAAGATATGTGTGGATTCTCTTCTTTAAGTTTGTAGACTCTAAACTTGTTTTCGTTACATATACACTTTATTATCTAGGGGAAATTTTAACCAACTGTGCAAAAATTGCACACCTACCGTTGCAACTCAGTTAATGTTGTTCCTATATATATATACTTATCTATAAGGATACTTTTGAAATTTTTCCGCTTTTTTTTTCCGCTTTCTAATTCCGCTTAGACTTTAGAGGAAATATGAAACTAAGTCAGCTCTTTTAACTTGATGTAGACTTGACGTTCAGTGCTTCGTAGTCAAGTAAAGCGTCATCTATCACTTTAAGCCAGTTACGAACAGTCCTATCAGTTTTACCTAAACTAGAAGCTAATTGTTTCTGTGTTAGTGTAGGGTAGTTTGTTTTCATTCTATAAAGATCGATCTTTTCTAACGAAAGTCCATAGCTAGCTAAGAAAGCAATCTTTGAAGCTACTTCTTCATTTAGCACAATATTTACATTAACGCTACAAATCTCCTGTGCTTGTTTTTCTTTTAGCTCACTAATCACATTATCTACTCTATCAAGTCTAGCATTAGTTCTTTCTTCATTGTGCTTAACTTTAAGTTCCAGCTCTTCGAGCTTACGCTGTGTGTCCATTGCAAATTTAGCTAAAGCAATACTATCGATATAATCTGAAGGCTTCTTCTTATGTCTTTGTTTCCGCATATCTAGTAGACCTCTTTTCTTCATTTCTTTGTGCATAACATGATCCTTATGATCTTTAATTACAGACGAAAGGTTATAAATAACTTGATTCTTTCTCTTATCATAAAGTAGCTCTTCTTCCGGTGTAGTGCAAGACTTGTGCACAATACTAAAGTTATGCTCAGTAACTTCGTTATCAAGAATAGTTTTATGTTTCCTAGAAACAATCTCAATCACTTTCTTTGTTTCTTCGGGATTAGCTAGCTGTTGTCTTACTCTGATTTCTCTTTGTAGTAACTCACGTTTAGCGTAGTTAATGTCTTGCATTTCTTTTATTAGGCTTGCTCTGTCTACCGAAGGATCAAAGATACATTGTTGTTCTAAGTTCTCTAAATCTTCTTCTGTAATACCTAAGCTATCAATTATTTCTTTCTTTTCTCTTTCTGTAATCATTATAAATCCTTATAGTTAGTAATTTGTTCAGGTAGAACAAGATTCTTCTTAGCACGCGTAATAGCAACATACAGAAGATTAATCTCTTGTTGCGGCATACCATTGAGAGGGTAATATGTATCTTCATTAAATTTAAAGTCATTGAAAATAATAACATTATCCCATTCTCTACCCTTAGATTTGTGCGCAGTAGTCAAGATTACATCTGAATGTTCATTTGAACAAGACATAGAAATCTTTGAGATAAAATCTTCTACATTTCCTTCAGTAGCTCTCTTAATTAATTTCTTTGTTTCATGATCTTCTTTAGAAAACTCCAGTAAGTCATAGTAAGAGGTAAATTTAGCGATCTCTTGATTCTTTACATTCTTGTGGTCATTATTCTTAAGTGCAATAATGGACCTGAGTTTCTCAATAAATACTCTAACATCAACTTCAATATTAACCGCAACTCCTTCTGTAAGTAGTCTATATGCTTCATCGAAAAGTGCAGCATTGGTTCTAAAGATAACGGTTACTTTTTCATCATCCGAAAGTGTGTCAACAACTTTAGAACTGATGCTGGGATTTCCTTTTACAGTAATAGCACTTCCAATTACAAATTGAGCGGCATCTGCAACTTCTTTTCCGTATCTCCAGGACTGAGTTAAGTAGTATGTTGGTACATTAATTTCTTCCATTGCATTAATAGCTCCACGGAAAGCATATATACTTTGATAGGTATCCCCTACATAGCAAATCTTACAATGTTTCTGTTGTTTAAGCACATGAAATACAGCAGGGTTAGTATCTTGTGCTTCATCCACATATAGAATTTCACAATCAAGTTTAGGATTGGAAAGGCTCCATAGTTTAAGGAAAGTATCATGAGTTACAGCAATCTCACTCTTAGGATTGATACGTTCATTCCATAACTTTCTTGCATAGTGAATTACTTGTAGTGCAAGGTGCTTAGAATCGAACTTATGATTCTTCTCAAGACGCTTAATTTCGCCAATAGGAAGAGTCTTTTGTCCGATAGTTTCAATATCAGACAGTTGATAGTTATTCAGAGAATCTTTAACAAGTCCTGCAACAGTTTTAGCAGGAATAGGAGGCTCTGCTGCTGTATAGTCCTCAATCTTAAAGAAATTAACTATCTCCTTTAGAGTGCCGCATGTATTTACATAGTTCTTTGTCTTTGGACGGTTAGGTCTCATTTTATGAGATAGTTTAATCCCAAAATCCATATATGCTAGGCTGTTAATAGTTCGGCACTCTACATGTTTAGGAAACTTCTCTGCTGCTTCGAGCTGAACAGACTTATTGAAAGCTAAGTAAAGGCTGGGTACTACGTTTTCAGCAGCTAGAAGAAGTAGCGTACCGGTCTTACCAGAACCTGCAATAGAGTTAACTTTAATAATCTTATTTTCGTTAAAGGCTTTAATAATCTCAATCTGTTCTTGAGTAGGTTTAAACATACGTATCTCCTTAAATAGTCACAAAGTATTCATATGCATCATGCCACTTACCATTATCATGCACGACAATATACTTATCATCTTCCAGTGCAGCAACAGAAGATAGTACCGTCATGTGACTCAGGTTAAGTTCTTTACAGATAGAACGTACAGAAATCTTATTCTTGATGTCTTGAGCTTCTCTTTGTTTGAACCAGATGAGAAGTAGTTTAGTAGCAGCAGTGTGCTTGGATTGCAGGAATTCTTCTAGTTTAGTCATAGCTACTCCTTGTTTAAATAGGTAAGTTAATTATAGGCTATGTACTAGTGCTTGTCAACGGGTAAGTTAAGATAAGTTGAGTGCATCACAAACCTCTTTACAGCCTCTACAACACGTGCTACAGTCCTCTAGGTATATCCCTAGCAGGAACGTAATTATAATCAATCCTAGAGCGTTCTGGAAGGTTCTAGGGGTGTTGACAAGGTAGGTTAGAGAGGTTAGGATGTAACCTGTGTTTAAACGAAAGGAAAACAAATGCTTAAAATCAAATACTACAGCACTAATGTAGGTGTTATATTTAAAATCGCACATAGTTATGTGTATGATCTAAATAGTTACTGCACGTATATTGATGATACTTATGTAGATAATATTCAGGAACTAAATAATAGATGGTACAAAATTGATAATATTCCTTTCTCTATCAAGAAGAAAGTACCAACTAAGAAAACTCTTGTCGGTTATGAACTAAAGAGCACTTCCCTTGCCTCGGATAATATCCCAGCTTTTCTTACTCTTGAACAACTAACTCCTGTTGAAGATGATGATGATATTTATGGTTATTCTGGAGAATATAAAGAATTTGCTTATCTATATAAGCCTAAGTTTGATGATATTCCTGAACAACTAGAAGAGGTTCCTTTTGAGCTTATCGATTTGGGAGAAATCGAAGTGGAGAATTATAATTCTCCAGAAAAAATAATTATTAAACAGAAACATGAAAGAACTGATGGAAAACCTACTAATGTTGATCTTTCTTCTATTGTTCGCTACGAAGAACTACATGAAATACTCACTCCTGAATTCCTTGTTCATAATTGTCCTTGTACTCTCAGCAGTGAACAGATGTTTAAGATTATTCGTTATTATGTAAAAGAAAATATTAATCCGAGTGAAGCAAGAATTACATCAGACTATGACTTTTGTTTTACTGTAAAGAAAGTTATCAAAAAAGAACCTTCTGCAGTTACAAAGTATAAGAAATCTACGGAAGATCTTTTTGAGGTCTTTGAAATGACTTGGAGTGGATATGGAGGTAAGTCTACAGGCTATCAAGGATATACTCCGATCCAGGCACTAAATGCAAGCAGTCTTGGAGATATGAAGGTTAAACTTGAGGAATACCTTACAAAACTTATGGATATTATTAATTCTGAAGTTGAGCAATGTGACTGTTGTAAAGGTACCGGTCATGTTGTAAATAAGATTGAAACTAATTTTAAACTTTGAGGTAGATATGAAAGAACTAGTTAGTAATACTGTAAAGAAAGTCCTGATTAGTGAAGGTGAGAGTGTTCTAGCTTTCATAACTGATAATGAAGAATATATTTATGAAACTGAAGAAGAGTGTTGTTCTAATACTTGGTTTGCAGACGTTCTTGGAACGAATTTCTTAATTGGAAACAAAGTTCTTTCTGTAGAAGAAATTTCTATTAATGTATTAGATGAGTATAACATAAATGATGGACGTTGCAGACAAGAGTATGACCAAGTATATGGCTATAAAATTACTACAACTAAAGGGTACTGTGATGTGATCTTTCGTAATAGTTCAAATGGCTCCTATGGAGGTTGGATTAAAAAACTCGAGAGTCCAACCAACTACCTTACAACTTGTGGCTATAACTTTATTGAAATTACAGAAGATTGGAGTGCATAATTGTCAGACCTAATCTATAACGCTATCCGTACTCCAGATGGAACTATCCTTGAAAGTCGTTCCGTTCATGACTTTGTAAGCCACTCTGACGCTAATGGTAAATTTTATGCTGTAGATGGTGGGCTTGAATATCTTAAACGATGTGGGGATAGGAATTATGAAGAACTAAGTTTGACACTAGAGGATGAGTTCAGTAAGATTCGAGATACTCTACAATGGGGAACTCGCGGGAAGGCTGGAGATCAGCCTTTGAAGAAGGTTAAGATTAAAGATTTAGATACGGATCATATCTTTAGTATCCTAGATTTGCGTTATCTAGGGAGTAAGTTCAGAATTGTACTTGAGAAAGAACTTGAGTTTAGGAAAGGAGCATGTGATGCTAAAAGTATTTGATTGCCCAAAACACATTGTCCCACCGCCACGCCCCTTTGTTAAATGGGTAGGCGGCAAGCGGCAATTGCTAGATATTCTGCACGCTGCCGCACCAGACAATTTTGACAGGTATTACGAACCCTTCATCGGTGGGGGTGCGTACTTATTCTCACAACTGCCAGATAGCGCGACAATCTCCGATGCAAACCCGGAATTGATCAACTGCTACCAGGTGATCCGTGATGATGTTGAGGCGCTTATCAGGAGCTTGCGGACGCACAAGAATGAAGAAGCGCACTTCTATGCTGTTCGTGCTAAAAAACTCCCAACAATGACGGCTGTGCAGAGGGCAAGCAGATTTATTTTCCTGAATAAAACTTGCTTCAATGGGCTATACCGCGAGAACAAAAGCGGTCAATTCAATTCGCCATTTGGCCGGTACGAAAATCCGAAAATTGTGGATACGGAAAACCTGCGGGCCATCAGCGAATACCTGAACACATGCGATGTGGAAATCAAGCACAGCGGCTATCAGTTTGTTTTGGACGAAGCGCAGCCCGGTGATTTTGTGTACTTCGATCCGCCCTATGCCCCGATGACGAAAACAGCCAGCTTCGCGAGTTATGTCAAAGGCGGCTTTGGCCTGAATGACCAAGCCGAGCTTGCAAAGGTGTTTACTGACTTGGCGAATAAAGGGGTGAAGGTGATGTTGTCCAACTCCAACACACCAGTTATCCACGAATTGTACAAAGAGTTTAACATCGAAATCATTCACGCTACCCGCGCTATCAACTGCAATGGCGGCAAGCGCGGCAAGGAAGCCAATGAAGTTTTAGTGACAAACTACTAGGAGAATGATATGAGCAAAGATATGGAACTCACACATCTTCAAGCTGTTCTAGATTTGCAATATATCTCAGACAATATGAGATATGTGCTAGAATCTGAATTAAACTTTAGAAAGGATAAATGATAAGTATAAAATATAATATTGCTATTCTCCAACAGGATAGTTTCAGTTCTGTAAAAGAACATGCGATGAATACTATTTAGTAATTACTATTGACAAACAATAAAGTGTAATATATAATAGTTGTGTATGCTGATTAATGTGAAATAATAAAGTCTTAGAATTTATTTTAAGAAACTATAAATTTCTAATCTTTAGTCAGACCATACACAACACCGGCTTACTTCCTTTCGACGGTGAAAACTAGAGTCGCTGAAACTATTATCTATCTTGGTAAGAAGTCAGCGCACTCTACCTACAATAATAATAAATTTCACTAGGAGTTGACAATGAGTAATTTTAGGTATAACATAACGAAACCTTGTATTATTTGTGATTCGTTATATATAGCTAATTTGCTTGAAGCTGGCGACTGTATTTGCGATAGATGTTTGAATACTGTTGTTGACAAGGTTGAGGATGACGAGTATAGTTCAATCGAGGTTAAAAAGGAGTTATTTTTAGATCTTAATCCAAACGGTTATAGAACCGAAGCTATATTTTATGATTAAGATAGTCACTGTAGCTCAGTGAGGGAGTAATAACAAATACAGTCTAGGAAAGGTATAAAGAAGGTTTGAGCTATTAGGAGTCGCCTCGGTCGTATAAAGGTATTACGGATGACTTGTAATCATCTTATGGGGGTTCGATTCCCTCCTGAGGCACCACAGTTCCTACCAAATCCAGCAAACTGATGTGGCTAAATGTATTATAATTACTAAAGTTTATTAGTCTAAGTGTAGCGTAGTTGGTAGCGCATATGCTTTGGGAGCATATGGTCGCTGGTTCGAGTCCAACCGCTTAGACCACACTTTTGCGTTTGTGGCGTAATAGGTAGCCGCGATAGTCTTAGGAATTATTGCCGTAAGGCGTGTGGGTTCAAGTCCCTCCAAACGCACCAATTAATAGTCCTACATTAAACATAAGGAATAATATTATGGATAAAGCAAGTGAAGTTATTATTCAGGAATTGAAAGCTGAGATTGAAGTCTTAAAAATTCAGAATCAAATTCTTATGGATACAATTGAACAAGCTAATATTTTAATGTCAAATGTTCCTTTATGGAATAGTTCTGCAATGAACTTGGCAAAAGTATTGTCTAATAAGAATTAAGATAGTTGTAAGATAGTACGTGATATGTTATAGCCGTAAATCAAGGACAGGCAGGTTAACCTTGTAAATCATCCTGCTCACGAATACAATTAAAGGAAAATGCCGGGGTTGGCTCCCTGAACGGTCTTGAAAACCGTGGTAACACCTAAGCAGGGTTAATAGTTCGATGCTATCATTTTCCGCCAACTTATTATATCTGTTATATAATCAGGTATTGCATCTGTAGTTTATATGATAGAATACCTTTCTTTGAAGTAGTTAGTTTAATCTCAACCAGATGCTCAAAAATAGCCCTGCAGGTTTTATCCTGCTAGGGCTTTAGTTTTATATAAAGGAGGAAGAATTTAATGACAGTTGAAAAGGTTAAAAAAACAGGATGGCGCGGTCCCGAAAATGGGAGAAATGTCAATGGCCGTCCAAAGAAATCAGAACAACAAGATAAAGAGAAAAAGACTAATCGAGAATTGAGGCAGGAGGAATTACTAAGTCTTGTACGCAAGTTTAAACCATTACAGACTAAAGCTATTCAAGCTGCTGTTAAGGTTATCGACAATGCAGAATCTAATGATGGATCTAAGCTTCGTGCTGCTGCATTGTTAATTGAAACACATAGAGCACTATTAAAAGATCTATACGATTACAGGTATGATGAGGATGTTGCAGAAGAAATTACTCAAGATCCTCCAGCTCCAGTATTTAGTTTAAAGATGCTTGATGATGACAGCGAATAATCAAAGTAAAGATATAGTTTTTGCACCTTGTAGTAAGCCTCAAGAGGTATTTCTGAATAGTACAGCTTCATTAACAGTTTATGGTGGTGAATTGCGCCTCCATTTAAAACCTATTTAATTCGGTGAAACCCTAACGTAATATAAATTATTAGTCGAGGGCAATACCGAGCCAAGCTGAAGAGAAATCTTCTGGCGTGTGTAGAGGCCATTCCGCAAGGAAGTAGAGTTCAAGCGAACACGAAACAGTAGGGTTCCCTGATTTATTAGGGAGCAAGATATGGTCCGACACCCAAGGAAACTTGGGAGTGCTCTAGCGAAGCACACAACAGTTTAGGCAGCAGGTGCTGGTAAATCAGCAGCTATTCTAGGATCTATCCTTCCAATTTGTCATCATCCTGGCACCAGAGCTATTGTTATCCGTCAAACTACCCGAATGCTTGCAGGTGCAGGTGGTCTATTTGACGCTGCAATTCAGTTATTCTACAAAGTAGATCCCAAGATTAGAGTAAATAATAAAGACCTAATTATTACATTTAGCTCAGGTGCAGTCCTTCAATTTACATACTTAGACAAACCTCAAGATAGAAATAACCTTCAAGGTAAGGAATATTCTTTTATGGCATTTGATGAGTGCCAACAGCTTACCGAAGATAACGTACTATACGCTCTTTCTCGTCTTCGTTCAACTATTGTTGATTACCCTGTTCGGGCTGTAGCTACTTGTAACCCAGACTACAATTCGTTTCTTCGTAAATGGGTAGAATTTTGTTTAGATGAACGAGGTATCCCTAAAAGAATTGATGGGCATAATTACCCATTACGTTATTATGTAAATACAAATAATGGAGGAATCAAGTGGTTTGATAAAAAAGAAGATGCTGTAGCAATCTATGGAAATAAGAGAGATTCTGGTATTAAATCTTTTAGGTTTATTCCAGCTACAGCAGAAGATAATAAGGTTCTACTCAAGAATAACCCTGAATATCTCTCTACTCTTCGTTCTCTTCCCCGTGTTGAAATGGAACGTCTATTACTTGGATCATGGTATGCAAGAGAATCCGCTTCAGGTTACTTTAAACGAGAATGGGTTGAAGTTGTAGATTTGCCTAACTTTGCAGCTACTAAGCGAGTGAGAGCATGGGATTTAGCATTTTCTAAACCATCAGAAGTTCGTCCAGATGTTGATGCTACATGTGGAACTCTTGTATCTAAAGATAAATTAAACTTTTATACAGTAGAAGATTGTGTATTAATGCGAGATAGAGTGCATGAAGTAGAACGTATGATCTTCAATGTAGCAGAGAAAGATGGTAGAGAAGTTACTATTATTCTTCCATTAGATCCTGGTGCAACAGCGGGTGCATATTGCAGAGACTTATCTAGACGATTAGCAGAACGAGGATTTCACACTAAGCTAGTAAGACCAGAGAAAGGTAAACAAGCAAGATTTCTTCCATTTGCAAGTGCAGCAGAAGCAAAGTATGTAAAGTTTGTTAATGGGGAGTGGTTGGAGGAAGCATTTACAGAGCTAGAGAATATGGACTTCTCTCACCATACACATGATGACGTTGCGGATACTTTAAGTGATGCATTCTTTGTTCTCAATAAAGATATTGTTTTACCTGAATTTACCGTACCTGATTTATACTCAGGGTCTAATAATAAAATTCCATTTATTGCTTCAGTTCCTATTTCAGGTGCTACGCTTCCAACACCTTTTATTTAAGGAGAAAATATGCAGAAAGCGAAAGCTATGCAAAAAGAAATTGTAGAAATTCAAAAGGCAGTTTCTGATATGGATACACCTGAGAAGTTTAAGTTATCAGCTATTGGTTCTTCTGGTCTTAATATATTTTCAGGTGTAACCTATGATGAACTACAGCAAGATTTACAGTGGCCAAATAGTGTATTAACTTATAAAAAGATGACGTATAGTGTTCCTGTGAATGCTTGTTTGTCTTTATTTGAGAACCTTATTTCTAAAGTTAAATGGAGAGTTAAACCTCCTAAAGATGCATCTACACAAGAACTTGAACAAACCAAGTTTATTGAAGATTGCCTACATGATATGGATGTTCCTTTCAGGTCTATCATTAAAGATGCATTAAGTTCTAATATTTATGGTTTTGCTATTCTAGAAAAAGTATATCGAAAACGTAATAAAGAGAGCGGAAGTATTTATTCAGATAATAAGATTGGTCTGAAGAAGATTTCTCTGCGTAATCAGGAAACCATTGAAGGATTCTTGTTTGATGAGAAGACTGGAGATATTAAAGGCGTAAAGCAAAATTTAGACTTAGTTTCTAACCTTTATAGACGAACTAGAAAAGGTTCTGTGGTAATTCCTAGAAGTAAATTCCTTCATATCACTGTAGGCAGAAATAGACAAGATCCTTTTGGTAAATCTCCATTACGTGATGTATATATGGCTTGGAGATATTTAGAAGCTTTAGCTGAAATGGAAGCTACTGGAGTTCAGAAGGATCTTCAGGGGATACCCGTTTTCAAGGTTCCTGCACAATATATGTCTGCTGATGCTTCAGTAGAACAGAAAACTATTCTTGAAAATTTAAAGAATATTCTAAGAAATCTACAAGCTAATTCTCAGTCAGGTATTATGATTCCATCTGCTGTAGATGAAATGACTAGACAACCTTTATTTGATATTAGTCTTCTTTCTTCTGAAGGTGGTAAGAAGAATTATGACATTTCGGATATCAAGACATATTATCAAAATCAAATATATGTAGGTTTAGGTGGAGATCTCTTAGTTTTAGGGACTAATGGCGTAGGTTCATTTGCAGTTGGGCAGCTTAAATCTTCCTTAACAGGTGCAGCTATTGAGTCTATGTTAGACAATATTGTAGAGTCTCTTGAGCGTGATGTTGTTAGACAATTATATGAACTCAATGGATTCACGGGCCGCTTCTGTGAGCTTGACTATGAAAATCTCCATTCACCAGACTTGGAGCTTACCAGTAAGTTTTGGCAGCGTGTTGCTACCTCTGGCCTTGTTGAGCTTGATCGTGATGTTCTTAATTCCATTAGATCTTCAATCGGAATTGATCCATACCCTGATGATGAACCTCCTAGAAAGGATATTCTAACAGGGAACTCTTCTCGTTCTGGCGATGGATTAGCTGCTGGTGGTATCAATGGAACTAGCTCTAATGCTTCAGGAGAAGATACAAGTTCTAATAACCTAGAAAATACAGCATAATGCTAAACGATATAAGATTTAGAATGAACTGTCTTATATTTGCAGTTGGTATGTGGTTTCATAATAGAATGAAATCTTCTTTATTTGTAACTAGGTCTATCGGACTAAAAGGATTAATTCCGCACTTCGGGCATATTAAATTTAGAGATAAATTGCTTGTTGTAGAGGATTATATACCAAGAAAACGAAAGACTAATTTTATAGATAAGGGAGATTCTTTTCTTATATTTGATGGACTTTATAGGGTAAGAATATTTGAACAGAAATCTACATCAACTTCTGATAGTTTATTCTCTGCCAGAAAAGAAGCATTACTTAGATGCTATAAATAACATTTAACTTTAAGGTAACTATGACAAAAACTATTAAAGAGTTTATTCTTCAAGAAGAGAACGGTCAGGTATTCTATGAGTACGATGATGGAAGTAATTTATTTTATAAGGAAGGTTACTAAATGACAGTAAAACAAATGAATTTTAATGATGAAACTGGTCAGGTAGATATTGAGAAATCTGACGGTAAGAACATTAGTTATAATATGGCTAACGTAGTTACTGCAAGCAACTCGGCCCAGGGGATTGGAAAACTTTCCGGCGTGTTCGGCGCGGCGCCGCTGAACCTTGAAATCGGGGGCCGACGTATTCAGCTCGCAGGTGCCCCACGATCACGTCAGAAGTTCACATGGTTCGACCCCAGCACGGGCGGCGCACTCAATGCCGTGCCCCAGGCCAACTGCACGATCGTCTCGCAGGGTTGGGAGACGTACAAGGGAGAACAATGCTATCGCGTCACCGCGACGGCCACGGATGCGACCGCGAATGCGTTTGAGCTGCTGTTCCCGACGCTGACGGAAGGGTTTTCGGCAACATCGATACAGATCGAAATGGCCTTCGAGGACTGCACTAAATTCGTCGGCGTGTATCCGTTTTTCACGACCGCCGCATCAAACGGCACGTACTCTACGTACATCACTGGCTCCTACGGCGGCCTCGCTGGCCCGACTACAGCACTATCCCCAGTCAAAAACGGAATGTCGCATTACAACGTCTGCGGGGACATGCTGGGAAAAACAGGAGTCACTACGGGCAACGCTGGAGACTACCCGTGGAAAGGCGGGAAAATCCGCTGCGCTGTTCTGAACGGGCAAACCGGGACGATCTGGTTCCGCTCGGTTACGGGTGGCGGGCTGGGCGGTAAGGCGCGAATTGCAATTCGGTCCGATGACGGGTACCCCTCGTTCATTCATATCGGGCAGAAGATACTCGACGAATACGGCCTGCGGTCGTCCCTTGCAGTCATCCCTGAGCGTGTCGGACAACCCGGTTTTGTGACTGAAGCTGATTTGCGGATGTACGTCGCGGGGGGCAACGAATGCGTGCCACATGGCCCGAATCGTCCCGGCTACTTGAATGGGTCGCTTTTTGATGCCTGGATAACTAACCCCGAAAGAGCCGGAGACATTCTCGGCGTCATCCAGTGGCTTGCCGATCGCGGGCTTATTACAGAAAACGGCAAGCGGACATACGTATGGCCGACCGGCCGCTATCTCGAAAGCCTGACAGATGATTCCTTGCTGTATTTGCTGATGGATCTCGGAATTAATACAGGGTTTGGGACTACCGAAAACGCTTTCCAAAAGTACCGCACCGATCTTATTTCGGGCCGAAATCCCTACCGGATGACACTTAATTGTGTCGGGCACACATGGAGCAGCACTGACGAGGCGACGAACGCCACAAACGTGATTGCTCGCATACAAAGCGCAGTGGATGCGCGGGCGGACTGTCACATCAAATTGCACAAAGTTGTTGGCGTCGATGCAGCTGCCAGCACGATTGAGATTTCGACGAATCGACTCCGGCAGTTTGCGGCTGCAATCCGAGCCCATATCGACGCCGGTAACGCTGAAAACGTGCTGCTGTCGGACCTCGCGGCGCAATAATCCAACCCCCGCAGTGCGCGGGGGTTACCCTTCTCTAACCCTCTCCGGAGGGTTTAACCAAACATAAAATAAAGGATACTAAATGACTACAGTTATCGCTGGTGTATATAAACAATCAGGATTACCAGATGAAATTATTCCCGTAAAAGTAACTGCTGATGGTACTTTAGCAGGAGGTAGTGGAGGAGGTGGTTCAGGAGCTTCAGATATTAGTGAACAGCCTGCAAGTGAAGCTCTTGATAGGTTAGGTCTTAAGTTGATTAATAACTAAAGTTTATACAGGGAGTTTAGGCTCCTTTTATAATGATTTAACTAAAACTATTGACAAATTATATATTATACTATATAATAGATGTATAGGAGTTATTTATGTATTCACTAAAAGACCCACCTCAATGGTCTAATAAGAAATCTAAAGCTGTTCAAAAAGTAGCTGTAGAAACATTTAACGAAGAATTTAAACGATCTGGAAGCGAACAGAAAGCAAGACGTGCTTCATTAGCAGCTCAATCAAACGCTGAGAAAGCATTCAAGAAATCCAAAGTAATTCAAAAGTCTTTAAACGAAGAGAAGCAGATTGCTACGTTTATTGTACTAGAGCCTCAAGACCCTGATCTAACTACTGACCTTCATGCAGATACTTATGATGCAGAGACTATTGCAGATGCCTGCTATCAATTTAACAAGAATATGCACCTTCGTAAAGCTAATCTGCACCATGCAGTAGATACAGATGGTTATGAATTTTTAGAGTCATACATTTTAGCGGCTGATATGTCCATAGAAAATAAGATTATCAAAGCTGGAACTTGGCTGATGACATTAAAGTGCTCTGATTGGATCTGGGCCGGAATTAAGTCAGGTGTGTTCAACGGAGTCTCTGTGCAATGCAAAGGTACGGTAGAAGACCTTTAATTATTAAATAAAGGAGTATTATGGCTACAAAACAAAAAGCTACAAGGAAGATCACTAAGTTTGATTTTTCTGGTGAAGATGCAACGGTAAGTCTAGTCGGTCCTATTGTTGGTGGTAGTGCAAATGGGTATCAAACACTACTAACCAAGTCTAATCGTCAGCTCTCCGAAGAGTTCATTAAGAAAGCCTCTCAAGTTACTGTAACCCTTTCTATTAACGAATACCTAGAGAAGTTCTTTGGTATTTGGGACAAGGGAAATCAAGAACTTCTAGCACGTTCTCTAGGTTTCGTTACCGTAGGTATGGACCAATATGCTCTAGAAGTTCAGGAAGACTTAGTTGAAATGAATGAACCTCCTGAAGCTCCTAATTCTTGGGATGTAGAACTAGGTGATAAAGAACTTGAAGATTACGTTAATTACAAACTTCAGTCTATCTCTGTAATGAAGAAACTAAAGGATTCTAACGATATTGAATCTGTTCTAGGAGAGCTATCCGAAGAAGAATACCTACAGCTTATTCAAGATCAAGAGCTAGTAGAAAAAGCATTTTCAGTTTATGAAAATAATAAAGATAAACAACTTAATAAGGAAAATAAATACATGAGTGAACAGATTGAGACTATCGAAAAGTCCAAGTTTGTAAATCTTCAGAAGTCATATGCAGAAGTACAAAAGGCTCTTGACGAAAAGCAAGTTGAGTTAACAAAGGCACTGGATACTATTAAGAAATTTGAAGATGAAAAGAAGCAAGAGATTCAGAAGAGTCGTCTTGCTGAATTAACTAAAGCTGCTGGTGATGATGATGAACGTGCAGTTGCTATCTTTGAGGGTTGTAAGGACGCTTCAGATGAAGTCTTTACTTCTGTTGTAAAGGCTCTAGCAGAACTTAACAAGAATGCTTCGCTATTTGTTGAAGCTGGTGCAAGTTCTGACGAGACTGAAGTTGTAACTGAGTCGCTTGTCACTAAGGCTGTTAAGGCCCGTATTGCTAAATAATTTTAAACATAAATAAGGAGAATAAATATGGCACTAATTGCTACAGAACCGTTCCGTCTAAGTCACCTAGTTAAGAAAGAGCTGTGGCCCGAATTTGGTTACACTCGCGCTGTTGTAACTGTTAATGAAGCCGCTGCTAAGACCTATGCTGTAGGTACTGTTCTAGGTAAGGTTACTGCTTCCGGTAAGTATAAGATTGCTGTTGAAACTGCTGTAGATGGTTCTAAGGTTGCTGCTGCTATCGTCCTTGGTGATTACACTGTTCCTGGTACTACCGATACTAAGGTTCTAGTTATGGTTCGCGGTGCTGCTATCGTTTCTAAGACTGCTCTGGTTCTTGATTCTACCTATGATACGGATGCAAAGAAGGCTGTTGTTTATGCAGACCTTGAAGCTGCATGTATTCTTATCAACGAAACTATTTAAAGTTTAAATAATAATTATAAGGAAATATAAATATGCCTATTGCACGTAGTTTTACTAATGGTTTTCAACTAACAGACCTTACCCCTGACCTAATGCTTATCCCCAATACTTGGGGTCTTATCAATGAGCTAGGTATTTTCTCTCCAGAATCTATCTCTCAAAATACCGTTACAATTGAAAGCACTACTGGCACTCTAGGTCTAATCACTGACCGTGTTCGTGGTGATCGCAATAACGTTAATCGCGACGAGAATCGTGTTCTTCGTAGCCTTCCTATTCCTCACTTCCCGCTTGATGATGCAATTAAGCCCAATGACATTCAAGGTGTCCGTGCTTACGGTACTTCGGAAGTTGCTGAAACTGAGGCCAATGTCATTGCACGCAAGCTAGAGCGTATTCGCCGTAACCATGCTGTTACCCTTGAATTTGCCCGTGCTCAGGCTATTACTCAAGGTACTGTATATGCTCCTAATGGTACTGTTGCTGGCAATTACTACACTGAATTTGGTGTTACTCGTAAGGAAATTACGTGGTCCCTAGATACAGCAACCACAAACCTGCTGGCTAAGTCTGAGGAAGGTATTGCTCATATTCAAGACAATATTATGTCCGGTGAGGCTGTAAGTAACATCATTGTCCTATGTTCTCCTGAATTCTTTAGTAAGCTTATTGACCATGCTTCTGTCAAGGAAGCCTACAAGTATTACTCTAGCACTCAAGAGCCTTTGCGTCAACGTCTAGGTACTGGTATTTATCGCAGGTTTATTCATGGCTCTGTTGAGTATATTGAAATGAGAGGTTCTTACAATGGTCAGCGCCTGATCCCTGCTGGCGAAGCTTACATGCTCCCTCAGGGTACTTCAGATACCTTCAAGACTTACTTCGGTCCGGCCAACAAATTTAGCATGGTCAATACTTTAGGTGAGCAGGCTTACGTTTGGGTCCAGCGCGACCAGAATGATAGTGAAATTACTATTCAATCTGAGTCTAACTTCCTGAACCTGATTCGCCGTCCTCAGTGTGTTGTAAAGTGTATTGCTGTGTAAGTAGTTTGTAGTGTGTATTAACCCCTCTAACGAGGGGTTTTACCTTAGTATTGCTTTCTCAAGTTTACTAGGGTAAAATATCAAGTCTTGCAGAGATAATTGCAGTTATCTACCAATACCTCGAAACCAGCCTGCAAGCTGTGCTATGCCGTTTCATAGATAGAGGTTCCAAATAAACTCTATACGGAGAGACTATGAATAAAAGAAAATGTAAATGTATTTCTGATTATCATGAAGAAATTGTAAGGCTGTCTAAAAATAAAACAATTGCAGAGATTTCGAAAACTCTTGAACTAAAATCACCAAGTGTAAGAAATTATTGTATAAGTAATGGGATACAATATATTGTAAACAAGGGTGTAATAAACGAAGAAAGATTTTTAACTCTTGAAAGTGAAGCGGATGCCTATTTTTATGGTTTTCTAGTTACGGATGGTTATTTGAAAAAAGATGGTAGTCATGTGACTCTTGCTTTGCAAGAGAAAGACATCCACATACTAGAGACAATGAAAGAATGGTTACAAACTAACGCTAAAATTGGGACGTATATAACCAAAAGAGATAGTGGATATATTAGTACAATGAAAAGGCTTACATTCACCAGTAAGATAGTTAGAAAAAACTTAGAAAATCATGGGTTAGCTCCACAGAAATCAAAAATAGCCACAGTGCCAAATAATTATCAACCCAGTAACACATGGAGCAGACATTTCTGGAGAGGAGTTATTGATGGAGATGGATCATTATTTATAAATGGCAAAGGATGTAGAGTTGTCAATTTAGTTGGAAGTTTTGACCTATGTGAGAATTTTAAAGAGTATTGCACACAATCTCTATGTTTTGATAAAAACCCCGTCATAACTAAAGTTCAAAATATCCATAGTGTATCTTTCTCTGGAAGAGATGCAGTTGAAATAGTAAAACATCTGTACCAAGGTTCTGATTCAAGATACAGATTAATTCGTAAATATAATATGATGCAAAGAATGGTTGAAAGTGAGTCTGAAAGAAATAAAACTAGAGAAGGGCTTCCCTTTGATGTTAAAGGAATCGAAACTCATGAACTTAAAAGTGGAAAGTTTTCTTACAGAACTGCTTATTATATTGGGTCTAAGAAGATATACTTAGGCGCATTTAGAACATTAGAAGAAGCTATTGATAGACAAACTGAATTCAAAGACTTGTATCTTGAACTCCTAACAAACTAACCTTCCTTCACGAAGAATATCTTACGTTATAGCCCAATATAACCAAAGGTATCCTTACTAAATGAATATAAACTAACAGAAAGGAACCCTATGTGATTACTCCAGAAATGATCCAAAAAGTAAGGATGGAGGTTGGTGACTTAGATGTTGTGCTTCCTATTCTAACTGATGATGTATATACCTATTGCCTAGAGAATAGTAATGAGAATATTAGACGTGCTTCTTTACAAGCCGCTAAGATTATCTTAATGCACCTATCGATAAATTCTTCGGATAGAACCGTGGATGTTCTGTCAATTAAAAATAGTAAGGCAGCAGAAGCATACAGACAGGCGTTAATCTTATATATTCGCAATCCAGATTTAAATGGAATGTACTCATTTATTAACGTATACGGTTCTGGTATTAGTAAATCCGACATGCAATCAAATAACGATAATGCAGATAATAATTTTGTAAAACCATTTACAAGCGAAAGTAATTGTAGTTACAATCCTTGGAGTATTTAATATGAATGATTTTATTAGATCTGCAATACAGGTGATTTACAAGAATGGAGTAAATATTTCAGTAACTACAATAGCTGAAGGAGCATATGATAAGACTCTAGGTAAAGTTACTAAAACAGAAGTATCTACTCCAGTCAAAGCATTCCCTAAGACTATTAAAGCAAATACTTTCAACTATCCTTCTTTAATTGATAAAGAATTAGTTGAATTTCTAGTTGTATCTCAAGATCTTCCTACTAAACCTAAAGCTACCGACAAGATTACTTGGTCTGGTGTTAAGTATCTTGTAGTTAGTACAAAAGAACATACTGCAGAAGGATCTTCAGTAATCTATAAGATTCTAACTTCAAAGGTTTAATATGCAAATTACTTCTAACGCAGATAAAATAGCTTTACAGTTAGAACAATTCTCTAAAGATTTCAAGAGAAAATTGGAATATATGACTACCAGGTTTGCTGAAGAAGTTGCTTATGCTGCTGCAAAGAATACCCCTGTTGGTGATCCTATGCAATATCCTGCTTTATATAAACTACGACAAGATAGGTTTGGAATTCCAATTGAAGCAGGCTTTCACCAAGGTGGTTGGTCATATGAAGAAGATTCTAATATACCTTTTAGCCCAAATATTAATAGCATAACTGAAATGCAGAATGATGTATTTGGAGAAGCAGACAGGCAATATCAACTAGGAAATACTTTCTATATAGGTGCTTCTGGTCCTGCTTATGTGAAATTAGAACAAGGTTTATCAGATCAAGCTCCAAATGGAATTATGCAACCAACTATTGAATTAGTTAAAACTGCTATTGAATCTAATCTAAAACAATACTATGACGAGACTTAATCTACGAGGTATATCCAATGGCTCCAGAAAATATATTTAGAAAACTAATTGAAGAGCGAATTGATACCCTTGGTTATCCTATTGCTTGGCAAAATGTTGAGTTTAATCCTCCAGAAGAATTATATCTTGCTGTTACTTATACCTTTAGAAAACCTAATGATAATTCTGTAGGTGATACCTGCAAGATTAAAAATGCAAATGTAAATATCTATGTTATGGAGGAATTAAACGTAGGTTCAGGCAATGCATTAGAAGTTGCATATGAGATTGAACAATTGTTTCAAAGAGGTACAACTATCGAAGAGTCTAACACAAGGTTGATGATTCTCAATAGCCCTCAAATTACAGGAGCAATTCCTACCACACAGAGAATGGTAATTCCTATTATTATTCCTGTTACTATTTTTATTAATTAATAAGGAGAATTATATATGGCAACTAAAGCCACAGGCGTGTTCAAACAAGTAGCATATAAAAATGAAAACGGTAATTGGGGACAACTTCCGGGTGCAACTGGCGCTAAACAAATTCGTCGAGTTACCGCTGATTTTAACCTAGTTAAAGATGCTTATGAATCCAACGAAATCCGTACTGACCAACAAGTAGCTGATTACCGCCACGGTGTTCGTTCTGCTGAAGGTTCTATCTCTGCTGAACTTTCTCCAGGCTCTTATAGTGATTTCTTTGCTTCTGTTCTAGCTCGGGACTTTACTGCTTCTGGTACTGCTACAGGTCTTACCCTAGCTGTTGCTTCGTCTGGTACTAACTTTACACTTACTCGATCTGTTGGTTCTTTCCTTACTGATGGTTTCCGTGTAGGTCAAGTTGTCCGTATTACAGCAGGTACTGGTGCTGACCCTGCTAACCTTAATAACAACCTCCTGATTGTGAGTATGACAGCTACTGTTCTTACAGTACAAGTTCTATCACGCATTTCTTTGGTTGTTCAAGCATCTATTACCGCTGCGGCTGTGAGTGCAGTTGGTAAGACTACTTATGTTCCTCTAAGCGGACATACCAATAATTCATTTACCTTTGAAAACTGGTATTCAGACATTAACCAATCTGAAGTATTCACTGGTCTGAAGCCTAACAGTATTGCTGTTTCTCTTCCTGCTACTGGTCTAGTTACTACTGATATTGGTTTCATGGGTAAGAACCTCGAACAGACTGGAACTACTCGTTACTTTACTTCACCTACTGCTGCCGGTACTACTGGTATCTTTGCTGCTGTTCAAGGTGCTCTAATTGTTAATGGTACTGCAGGTGCTTGTGTTACTTCTGCTGACTTTACTATTGACCGTAATATGGAAGCTGCGCAGTGTGTAGGTTCTAACTTTGCTTCTGAGATTTTTGCGGGACGCATTACTGCTTCTGGTAATCTTAGTGCTTACTTTAGTGATGGTACTCTTCGAGATTACTTTGCTAACGAGACTGCTGTTACTGTTGTTATGGCGCTCACCACCAGTACCGAAAAGAATGCAGATGTTATGACATTTGTCTTTCCCAAGGTCAAGTTGAATTCGGCGTCAGTAAGCGACAGTGAAACTTCTTTGGTTCAAAGTATTGCTTTCACTGCACTTCTGAATGATGTAGCTACGGGTGGGTTGGAATTAACTACCATCCAGGTTCAAGATACTACTCTTGTTTAATTAGTTAGCAATCCAAGCCCGCGTAGATAATTCTATGTCGGGCTTTACTTTTGTATATTTCATGTTAAAATTATAGATTAACTTGACCATACAGGAGTTATATGAAATCTGATTTCTATGTTTATATTCACAGAAAGAAAACAAATAACGAAATCTATTATGTAGGTAAAGGTAGGAATAAACGCGCATGGATTCTAAGTCAAAGCGCAAGAAATCCTCTTTGGAATAAAATTCATAAGAAACATGGTACTCTTGTAGAGATTGTATTAGATAACCTGACAGAGTTTCAAGCACATTCTCTTGAAAAAGAATTAATTCTATTCTATGGAAGAAGAAACATTAATGCAGGTTGTTTAGCAAATATGACAGACGGAGGTGAAGGAACATCTGGTTATATTGCCTCAGAAGATCAAAGAAAAAGGCAGTCAATTAAATATACTGGAAAAGGTCATCCTAGATATGATAAACGCATCTGGACTTTCTACAATGTAGATACTGAAGAAGTAATCAAAGATACTAGGTATAACTTCACTATAGCTAACCTACATCTTAATGTTGATTCCATGTTTCACGGTCCAAATAGCTCTAAAAGATGGGTAGTTAAAGAGCTGTTTCCAGAAGACAGATTAGAAGCAGTTAAAAATAACTTTTCAGGGAGATGGAATCCTAATATTGGAGATAAGCGTTGGTTTGTAAACATAACAACTTTAGAAAAGAAGCTAGAATATCCTTCTGAGATGACTAAATTCCTTGGTACTACCGTAGGTCCTATTACTCTTGGTAACAACTTTGTTTGTAAGGGATGGACAACTAAAGAACTTATTGAAGAATATGGAATTGATAAAATAAGAGATTCTATCAATACAAGTGGTTTAAATAATCCAAGAGCTGATAAAACTATTTATAAATTCATAAACTTCTATTCTAAGAATAGAGAAGAATGTACTAGGTTTGAGCTTCAAGAGAAATACAATATAAATGTAGCTAGCTTGTTTAATAAAAAGCCTAGTATATCTGCTTTTGGGTGGATGCTTGAATCAACATACCTAGAAGGTAAGAAACCAAGAGATGACATCCGAACCTATGTCTTTGAAAATGAAGAACTAGGAACTATCTTAGAGTGCTCTAGACAAGACTTTAAGAAATTAAGTGGAGTTGGGTGTAAACAACTCTTCGCAAAGAAACCCTACAAAACTGTAGCGGGTTGGAAATTAATAAAAGACTAACCCTCCATATCCCTCCCTGAGAAATCTCGGAGGGATTTTTTACGTCTATATTATTGACTTTATATAATATCATGATATAATACTATTAATAAACGTACCTATCGTTTATATCATTAATAATTCATGAAAGGAATAATATGTCATTTGATCTTAATAAGCAAAATTTCTCTAAGGCTGCATCCGAAGGTTATACCTTCAATTTAACCCTACCGGATGGTACTGAATCCGACGCTACTCTTACTGTTATTGGTGATATGTCTAAAGCTGTAAAGGCACATAGTCGTAAGCGTTACCAAGAGCTTCAACTACGCTCTAAGACTGCTGCCCGTAAGGGTAAAGATGATGAACTAACCATCGCTGAAGCTGAAGAGTATGTAATTGCAGATGCCTTAATTCGATTAGTCGGGTGGTCTGGATTTACGGAAGATGGTAAGGAAGTTCCTTTCTCAAAGGATAAGGCAGAAGAAATCCTTCAAGAGCACTCTTGGATTCGTGACCTTATTCTAAAGGAAGCTGCTGAAGTTACTAACTTCTCCCCAAAAGTTTAAGGCAGTTAGTAGATTACGCTAAACAGGAGTTTGAACTTGAGGGAGGTTCAGGCTCCAAAAGAGCTGAATTACTATCTGCACAGAAGCAATTAGGAATAACTCCTAAAGAATTAGAAAACCTAGTAGAATTACCAGAAGATCTTACTCATGTGTGGCAAATGTTTATTGATTTAGATTCTACTAGGACAAGCAATGGTTTTGGTATCAATCCTATACAATACTCTGAAATGCTTGCATACTTCAAATTATTCAATATTGAACCTGAAGACTATGAAATTACCGCTATTAGACTTTTAGATAATGTAGCAAGAGAACATTTTAATAAGAAAATGAAAGAAGATAAAAAGAAATAAACATAGCCTCTTCGGAGGCTTTATTTTTAAGGAGAGTATGAAATGTCCGTCACCCTTGAGTCACTCACTCTAATGGTTGAAACTTCTTCTCTTGATACTGCATTTAAGAAAGTTGAAGAATTAGGTAAGCAAGTTCAGAATCTAGCTACTCAATTGGATGCTTTAGGTACATCAAGTAAAGATGCAGCTAAGAATGAAGTTGAACTTGTAAAGATTAAAGAAAGATTAATTAAAGCTCAAGCTAAATTAGAAGAAACTCAAAAGAAGTTATCCGAAAGTTCAACTGAATTAGCATCTGCTCAAGAGAAGCATCGTAAGTCTCTACCTCAAGAAGAGGAATTAGGTCGTGTGCAACGTATGCTTGAAAAAGAAGCAACTGTACTTAAAATTCTTACTGGACAAACTATTGAGCTATCTGATGGTAATGTAACTCTGAATAAAACATTTACAGCAGGTCAAGCTGCAAAATTAGCTACTTTAAAATTAGCAGGGGCTTTATCTGGTGAATTTAATGTTCTAGCTAACTCAATTACTCAAATTAATTCTATCTCTCAAGTGTCACCCTTCGATAAGACAGCGGGTAGTCTTGAGAAGATGCGTAAAGAGGTTCAAGAGCTTGTTAAGGTAAATGAATACTCAGCTAGAGGTTTTAATTTAACTAGAGATCAGATCGTAGGATTAACCCGAGATATTCAAGGTGTAACTATTGCTTCTAAACAAGCAGGGGAATCCACAGAACAACTGCAACAAAGAATATCTAAACTAGAATTAGCGACTGTAGCTGAAGCCAACTCTTTAAATATGCTAAAGCAAGCTGCGAAGGATTCTGAAGCTGCTGCAAAGTCTCATGCTAAGGCTGAAATTGAGAGAGCTAATGCTATTGCTAAAGCTTCACAAGAAGCAGACAAACAAGCTGCTAATCGCAGAAGCATGAAATCTTCTGGTCTTGAAGAACAATATCAAAATGACATGAAGATTCTTCGTGAGCAATATCAAGAAGAGGCAAGAATACAGAATGAAAGACAAACGGTAATTAAAGAGTCTTTCAATAAAGAAATTCAAATTAAGACTTGGAAACGAGAACAAGATAAGCAAAACTACGACAAAGATATGCAAGCTTATCGTAATTTCTATTCAGCTCTTGAACAAGAAGCATCAGAAGCAGAACGTCATCTAGCAGGAATTACTGCACGCATTAATAAAGAAGTATCAATGACTAAATTCCTGAATACTGGAGCCAGTCGTTCTACTGCTAACGTAGCTGCAGGTATGGAAGTTAAGGGTGTTCCTCAAGACGTTATTAATTCTTTTGTCAAAGAAGCTAATGCTAAAGAGCAAGCTGCTAGAGCAAGTAGAGAAGCTGCTGCTGCAAATGATTTCCTAAGAGAAACTGAATTAAGACTAGCGGCTTCTCTTGATAGTTCTAATATAGCTATGAATCGTGCTTCTACAGATGAATTAGTTAAAATTAAAACTGCTCTTGATAAGTCTGGTCTAAGTGCGGATGCCGCTGCAATTAAATTTAAAGGATTAGAAGAAAAGTTACGTGAAGTAAGTTCTAAAGATAAAGCTAGAGATATGCAACACCTTGCACGTGCTATGTCAGTTCAGTTAGGTGACGTGGGTGTTTCACTTGCTGGCGGTATGAACCCTTTATTAGTCTTCTTCCAACAAGGTGATCAAATCAGAGGTGTTATCCAGCAGGTTGGTGCAGATGCTCAACAAATGAATGGTGTAATGAAGACTGCTTTAGGTCAAATTGTAAGTTCTTTTGCTTTAGTTGGTCAAGCAGTAGGATCGTTCTTCATTGGATCTATTCAAAGTGCAGGTTCTGTTATTACGAAGTTTGCAAGTGATATTACTTTAACTGGACCAATTCTTGAGAGGTTACGACAATATCTAGTAGATAATAGGTCCGAAACTTCGCTATGGGTCAAGTCCTTTGATGGTGCAGCTAAAATAATTACAACTATCAATGGGTTGGTTGCATCTGGACTTGTTGTGGCTTATTCTTCTGCTGCAGTAGCTGCATATCAGTTAATGAAAGCTCAAACTGGTCTTAATGCTGCATTACAACAGAACTCTGCAATGTGGGGCTTTACTAAAGATGAGATAATTGCTACATCTGAGTCTATGGTAGTTTCTGGTACAACTTCATTAAGAATGCTTGGTATTTTTACGGAATTAGCAAAGACAGGAAAAGTAACTAAAGATGCTTTATCTGAAGTTGCTGCTGCTGCTAGAGATCTTGCAATTAATGGAGGTAGATCAGTTGCAGATATTACCGCCTTACTGACCAAAGTATATGATGATCCAATAAAAGGATTATCTTCATATCGAGTAGCAACAGGTCTTGTAACTCAATCTGAAATGGAAAGAGTAGAACAACTTGTTCGTATTGGTAAGGAAACAGAAGCAGTAACAGAAGCACAAAAGATTATGGCTGCTTCATTAAAGCAAGAATCAGCTAATATGCTTTCTGATATGTCTCCTATTGAAATTCTTTGGAAAGATATTAATAGTGTAATTTCTGATGTTTGGCAAAGTATTCAAGAATTTGCACAGTCAAGTACATTCTTAGATCCTCTCAAAACAGCACTACAGACTATTGGTATAGCTGCATATGAAGTTTATTACACTATAACTGGACTTGGATCTAGTTTAGGTGGGTTAGCTGCCAAAGGTGCTGCTATTGCTTCTGGGGAATGGGATCAAGTTCTAAAAATTGACTCAGAGATTGATAAACACAATATTCAACGTGAGCAAGATAGAGAGAAATTTATCAATAAGATGCTTAGTCTCGGTAGTAAGGAGTCTAAAGCAGAGCAAGAGAATGCCAAAGTTAGAGCAAAAATTGCAGCAGATAATGCAAGTCAAGAGAAAGCTAGACGTAAAGTTCTAGATGAAATTGATAAGTATGAAGATAAACCTAAAAATAAGATGAAAGGTGCAGGTAGCAGGTCAGCTTACATAAAAGCGGAACTTGAAGATGTTTTAAAGACGTACCATGGAATGACTGAAAAAGAGCAAGAGTTATTCAAGAAGATGCGTGGTGAGCAATATGATGCAGCTAATAAACAGAAGAAAGGTAAAACTGATTCTGAAAAAGAAGCTAATCGTCTAATGAAAGCATACGCTAAAGATATTGAAGCTATCAATGGTATTACAGCAGATGCTATTTCATATCAAAATAACTATAGCAAAGCACAGCAAAAAGTTCTTGATATAATGTCTAATCCTAACTTTGCTAAATATAGTGAAGAGAAGAGAAAAACTATTGCTGTTATGGCAGAAGAAGCTATTGCTCAGTCTGATATTGCAGAAGGACAAAAGTTAGCTAATAAGCTGCTTGGTCAGTCTAGCAAACTCAGTTCGCAGTATTATGAAGATCTTCGTAGGTTGCAAGCATTACATCAAAGTGGGCAGTTGAGTGGTACTGACTTTGAATTAGCAAAGAAGCGTCTATTTGAAGCTACAGAACAAGGTAGAGCCTATGTAACAACTCTTCGTGAAATGGCTAATAAAACCAGAGAACTTGCTGATGCTAGAACTTCTCTCGATGTAGAACGTAATTCTTTACTGGCTGGCTCTGCTACAGAATCTGAAGATATTAAACGCTTAGGAGAAATCAATAAGGAAAAACTAAGGATTGAACGTGAGTATCAGAATGAAGTTCAAAGGATTAGGGATACTTTCATAGGTGATGCTCCTGAAACTAAGGCTGCAATTGAAGATTTACTAGCTAAAGCTGAAAAGTTAAAGTCATCTTCTTTATCAAATCTTTCTTACAAAACTCAAACACAAGAACTTTCAATGTTCAGTGAAGAATTTAGATTACTGATTGAAAGAACTAATGAGTTTGGTGTTTCAATGGAAGGTGCTTTTGGTGGATTTGGTAAAAATATTGCAACTGCTGTAACTGCATTTAGCAAGTTAGGTGCTACCTTAGAACTTAATTCTAAACTGTTAGAAGATGCTAAGAAAGATCCTATTCAATATGCAAAACTGCAAAAGAAGTTAGCTAAAGATGAGATTGGACTTTACGCTCAAACTGCAGGTGCTGCAAAACAAATGTTTGGTGAAAAGACGGCTGCTGCTAAAGCATTTGGTGCTATTGAAAAAGTCCTGCACATGGTTCGTATTGGTATGCTTGCTGTAGAAATGGCAGAAACTATCAGTTCTGTTGGAGTTACTCTTGCTGCGGATGGTGCTAAAAAAGCTTCAGCACTAGGGACTATGGTTGTAGATGGCACTGCTGCCGTTGTTAAAACAATAGCTAGTCTTCCATTTCCTCTTAACCTTGCAGCAGGTGCTACTGTAGCTGCTGTTGTCGCTGCTCTAATTGGTTCTGTAGGTGGTTCTTTTGGAGGTAAAGTATCCGGTGCTGCTCCTGTATATAACTCAGGTACTGGTACAGTATTTGGGGATAAAGAAGCTAAATCAGAAAGTATAACCAAGTCATTAGAGTTACTAGAGAAAGCTAATAGTTTAACTCAAAAGTATAGCCCAGGAATGCTACTTCACCTTAGAAATATTGACAATAGCATTGGTGGTTTAGTTAATCTTATGATTAGAACGGGAGGCATTGAAGGTAAAGCACCTTTTGTGGTTGAGGGTTCTAAACAGAACTATGAAGCATTAACTAAGATAACCACAGCACTGCTTTTTGGTGTTGCAGGATTTGTATTTAAACCTCTTGGTAAGCTTGTTGGTAGTATTTTTGGAAGCACAAAAGTAACAAATTTAGGGTCTGGCGTGACAGGTGATAAACAGTCTCTTGGAAACATTTTAGGTTCTGGCTTTGATGCTAAATACTTCACTGATGTAAAAATTAAGAAGTCTGGATGGTTCAGTAGTTCTACTAAATACAGAACTTATTTTACAGAAGCTGATGCTGAAATTGAACAACAAATAACAGCCGTATTTGATAGTATATATGACTCTGTTTTACTTGGTGCTAAAATGCTTGGTGGATCTGAGAACGAAATTATCAATGCGCTAAATAACTTTGTTGTAGATCTTGGTAAAATTAAGCTTTCAGGTACTGCACAAGAAATGCAAGAAACACTTACCGCAGCTTTTGGTGCAGCAGGGGATAGTATTGCTAAGTCAGTATTTCCTGGCCTTGAGAAGTTTCAAAAGGTAGGAGAAGGTTATCTTGAAACCTTAATCAGAGTAGCTACTGAACTTGAGAATGTGAATTCTTGGTTTGATATGCTTGGTATTTCTTTATTAAATCTAGGTATATCAGGTGCAGCAGCTAGTCAGTCGTTGATAGAAATCTTTGGTGGTTTAAGTAATTTTGAAACTGCAACAAGTAATTTCTATGATAACTTCTACACGGAAGAAGAAAAGAATGCAAAGAGGTTAGAACAATTAACTTCTATATTTGCTTCCTTAAATATTGCACTTCCTACTACTAATGAAGAGTATAAAACATTAGTTAAATCACTAGATTTAAGTACAGAGTCTGGTAGATTAGCTTATTATAATCTAATTAGTGTGTCAGAAGCTTTTAGTGAAGTTACAAAGTATTCTGAAGAAGCAAAAGATACTCTCCTAAATACTTATAAAGAAGCAACAGATGCAGCATATGATGCATTACAAAAGAGTATTGAAAACAGACGTAAAGTAATTGAAGAAGAAAAGAAACTTGTAGAAGATCAAGTAAGCAACCTTAAAGCAATCTTTGATATGCTTTCTGGTTACATTGATGAACTACGGGGAGTAGCTTCTGCTGGAATGTCTGTTGGAGAAGCTAAAAAGATAATTTATGAAGCTACTGTAAGTGGAGTAGTTCCGGATAAGGAACTTATTTCTAAAGCTTATGGTGCAGTAAAATCTAACCTAGACAATACAAAATTTGCTTCTAAGCAGGATAGAGATAGACAATATCTCATTTTTGCTAATGAACTAGAAGCGTTAAAGATTGTTACTGGTACTTCTCTTTCCAATGAAGAACTTACTCTACAGAATCTTGAAGGTCAATTAACAGTTTTGAATGAGCAGTTAGCATTTGCTGAAAAGCAATATAACACATTAAGGGAAATCTCTTACGGTGTTGTAGAACTTAATACGGCAATATCTTCATTTGAGGCTGCATTGTACTCTGAATGGATGAATTCTGGATCAACTGTACAGATCCCAGGATTTGCTTCTGGAGGTTCTTATCCCGGAGGTCTTGCTTTAGTTGGAGAACAAGGACCAGAGTTAATTAACTTTAATTCATCAGGGTCAGTTCATACAGCAGCTCAAACTGCAAGCCTACTAAATAATGCAAGTGTAGTAGATGCTATTACTAATCTAAACGAAAATATTTCAATGCTTCGTGCAGAGGTAAGGGCAGATGTTTCACACAATGCTAAAACTGCAAAACTTCTTGATAGAGTTATTCCAGAAGGAGATTCAATCAAAGTTACTGTTGTTTAATTAATAGAGGGTGGGTTAATTCTCACCCTCTTTACTTTCAAGAGGCATAAATGAATAATGAAACTAATTAGACCTAATATTTTATCCCCTACTGATGGATCATTTTCTAGAGCCTCAGTAGGAACATATGTAGATGCTGATAATATTTTAAAAGTAGCAGGAGTTAATCAACCAAGATTTCACTACATTAATGGTGAATTTAAAGGTTTATTATATGAATCTGCAATGACAAACAATATTCCTAGTAGTGAGGTATTGGTAGCTTCCACTGGGACAACAGTAAGTAGTAATACAGAGTTAGCTCCTGATGGTACGACTACAGCAGATGAACTAGTTGAAACCACAGCTAATTCTGAACATTTCCCACTAGACTTTACTTATGTATTTAGCTCTCCAACAGTATACACATGGTCAGCTTTTGTAAAAAGACCTGCTGGATTAAATCGAAGAATTGCCTTAAGAACCTTAGAAGGATGCGTAATATTTGATTTTACAGCAAAAGCATTTGTTGTATCTTACGGTATTGCTGATTTAGGGTTTGAAGTTTTAGGTAATGACTACTACAGAATATGGATGACTTCTTCGTCTTCGGCCTGGACATTCTTCCGGGTTCAACTAATAAATTCTAGTAATGAATTTATTTATGCAGGTAGTACGTCTGAAAAGGTGCTTGTCTGGGGTAGGCAAATGGAAATTTCAGATAAAGTATCTTCTTACATTAAAACATCCGGGTCTGCTGCAACAAGGTCTGCCGATGTTATCACAGGTTCTGGTTTTATTTATAGTGATGCTGTTAATGCAGATGCTAACTATGCGGGAGGAACTACATATGCTCTTGGTAACAGAGTTACTTACTTAGGAAAAATCTATGAATCCCTTCAAAATGCAAACGTAGGGCATACACCAGACACTTCGCTTACTTGGTGGTTGTTACTTGGTCCGGATAATAAACATGCAGCTTTAGATAATTCCGTAAGCACAATATCAAGCGCTACTGGAGAATTAACTTTAGTTGTTAAGCCAGGAGCTATTAACTCCTGTGGTCTTGTAGATATGACGGGTTCTCTATTTGAATTTGCAATGAGAGACTTAACAGATGGTGTTATATTTTCACAGACAATTGGTTTATCTGGAGTAGAGGTAAATAATTGGTATGATTATTTCTTCTTATCGCCTCTAATTGAAATGAGAAGAACACAATATATATTTCAAGATTTACCTAGTCAATATACAGATCCTATTGTAACTCTTCGTATTAAGAATGGAACTGAAGCGGCAAAGTTAGCGTTAGCTTCTTTTGGATTCTTGAGTGAAATTGGAGAAGTAGAATATGGTGCTAGTGCAGGTATTGTAGACTTTTCTGTTAAATCTACAGATGACTATGGAAATACATCGCTAGTTCAACGAAACTTCAGTAAAAGATTATCTGCAAGATGCTTTGTACCTAACAGAGATATTAATAAAGTTCAAAGACTGTTGTATTCCATTAGAGCAACACCGGTTGTATGGATTGGTGTTGATGACCCAACATATGAAGAAGCCATGATTGTATGGGGATTCTATAAAGACTTTACAACAGAGATTTCTTATCCTACATATAGCCTTGTCTCAATTGAGATAGAAGGTTTAAGTTAATTATCAAGGAGATTATATACATATGATTAATACTTACTATAAAGGAACTAATTAATGATTACACCATTACCATTGCCACCATCTAGAGCAGACTCAGCTAATTTCAGCCCTAGAGCTGATGCTTTCATGGCTCAGTTACCTACTTTTGCAACAGAGGCTAACTCACTAGCTGCTGATGTAAATTCTAAACAAACTACAGCTAGTACGGCAGCTAATACAGCAACTACAAAGGCCGGAGAAGCCTCAACGTCTGCAAGTAATGCAGCAACAAGTGCTTCAAATGCAAATACATCTGCTACTAATTCTTCTACAAGTGCAACAACAGCACAGAACTGGGCTATTAAAACAGATGGTCCTGTATCGGGAAGTGAATACTCTGCTAAGTATTGGGGGCAGATTGCACAAGGTTTTGTTGTAGGTACTTTGTTTGATGATACTAATACATCTGCTATAAAAACTTGGTCTAGTAATAAGATTTCTACTTGGGCAGCTAAAGTAAGTGGAGGGAATACCTTCACGGGTTCTCAAAACGTATTTAACTACTCACAATCTAATCCTGCTTTAGCTACTAATTATGCAATAAAAACTACAGGAAATTATGGAGGTGGATATTTACTAGAAGATGGTACTTACTATATTTCCATGTATTCGGTCAGTGGTACATTAAACTTAGGATTTGGAGGTAACTCAACATCTATTGTTAGTAAGTATTCATTTACTGCTGCTGGAGATTTTACTGCCGCAGGTAGAGTTACATCAGCGGGTATTACTTCTAGCAATACTGGAACTTTTGTAGATCAAGTTATTGTTTCGGGAACATTTAATCCTCTGCTTGTGGTTGCTAAGTCTGGACAAAATACAGCATATTTATGTAGTACAGATACTACTTGGGGTTTATATTCAGCTTCTGGTGGAGCCCTTGTAGAGCATAATAGATCTAATGGTAAGAATTACTTTTCAGGTATTGCTGCTGATGATGTCTGGAAATTTAGTGCAGGTGCTAGTTCTTTCGGAAGTACTGGTTATTCAAAGTTACCTAATAAATTAATTGTTCAATGGGGTGTTACTACAACAGGTTCAGGTCCAATTAATTTTCCGATTAGTTTCCCCAATGCTGTGTTAAACATTCAAAGTACTAGAACCGCAATTTCTGCTGGTGCAGCATCGGGATATGAAACCTTTATAAATATTAGTAGCTTAACTAATTCTGGATTTTCATACCAAGAAACAACGACAACTACATACCCATTATATTGGTTTGCAACCGGATATTAAAAAAAGGAATAATATGTATTTTTATGACAAAAACACAAATGGATTTTATATTCCAACTATTCACACTGATCTATTTAATGAAAATGGTATTCCAATTGGAATCTTAGAGGGTGCTGTTGAGGTTACTGAAGATCAATACAAGGATCTTTTCAGGCTACAAGAGAGTGGATATAGCATTCAACCAGACTTGGATGGATTCCCATCTGCTGTTAAATTTGAACCTTCATTAAATGAAGTTGTAAAAGCATTTGAAATTGCACTACAGTTGCATCTAGACAATAAAGCAAAAGAGTATGGGTATGACAATATTTATACTGCTATTTCTTATGCAGAGGAACCCTCTGTACCTGAATTTCAGTTAGAAGGTAAAGCGTTCCGATCATGGAGATCTTTATATTGGTTTGCAGTTAATCAAGTTAAAGCTGAGGTAGCTTCTGGTGAAAGGCAAATTCATACAATTGAAGCTCTTATTGAAGAACTTCCTAAGTTAGATTTACCTCCTACAACCCTGGTATAAGAAAGGAAAGGAATGGAAACAGTTGCTCCCGTTGTAATTTCAACAGTAGCTTCTGGTTCCATTACTGGTATTATTGGAGGGATCATTGTAATTATATTATTGATGATTCCTCTTATTAGACAGTTTTGGAACTCAAGTAAAGAAGCAAATGCACAAATAAGTCTTTATACTCAATTATCTGAACAAGTACGCCTTCAGTCTGATGAAATTAAGCAACAAAAATTAGAACTTGAAAGAGTAATGCAGAGCAGGATTGAGTTACAAGAGAGATTAAATGAATTAAAAGGTAAGGTATTACATCTAGAAACAGTAGAATCTAATAACGAAAAACTTAGAGAAACAATAGAAGTTCTCAAGAATAGGTTAGATGAGAAAGATTTCATTATTCAAGATAGGGACAATCGTATTGCAAATCTTATTAGGGAGATTCTTACTATGAAAGATAGAGTTCACAATCTAGAACTTAGATTAAAAGCTGATGATAGAAAAGCTTGTGCAGATATAAACGAAGGTTATATGCAGGAGGATGAATTATGATTGCTTTAAATAAAGTAGCTGCTGTAATTGACCTATTCAGGAAAGGTCAAAGTGTAGCTGACCCAGGTAAATGGAAAAATAGACAAGTACAAGCTACTGTTCTTGCTGGTGTAATAGTAGCAGGAGCTAATGTAGCCACTGTATTTGGTGTTCCAATTCCTGTTGATGTGGATACAGCAAATATCATTGCTGTTGGTTTGATTGCAGTGTTCAATACTATCTTAACTTACGTTACAACAGATAAGATTGGATTACCAGAAAAGGTAGATAGATCAGATGAAGATGAAACTATTCTATCAGATTTTCCAAAGTTAGAAGTAGCACCAAAGTTAAAAACTGAAGATATTTTAGAATATTGTAGTAAGAACCTACTAATCCCTTTTGAAGGTACTGGACCTAAAGATAAGGAAGGTAACTTTATAGCTTATTTAGATCCTGTTGGTATTCCTACAATCTCTTGGGGATTCACCTCTGATGAAGAAGGTAACAAAATTAAGCTAGGAGATAAATGGAGTTATCATCGTGCTATTGCACATAAGCAAGTTATCTTAAATAAATTTTTAACAGATTTATATATTGCTTCTCCTAATCTTAAGGAAGAATCCATCAGACGAGTATCTGGAGTTTTATCTTGGGTATATAATTTAGGGATTGGTAACTATAAGGCTAGTACGTTTAAGAAAAAGATTGACTTAAAAGATTGGAATGCTGCTGCAAGGGAATGCTTAAAGTGGGATAAAGCTAGAGTTAAAGGAAATTTAGTTGTACTGAAAGGTTTAACTAAGCGTAGAGTTGCTGAAGCTGATTGTATTATGGATGTTTAAAATTTAGACGTAAAAATACCCGGAGTCCTGTTAAGGATGTCCGGGTATTCTTTTATGGGTTACTTAATAGGACAAGCATTCTATCATATATTCATTAAATACTTTCTTTTTCTTTTTATCGTAAAAATCTGGAAGATCTTTATAGATCATTTCACAAAACTTAATAGCGTGCTCTGTATTATTGATTCTAAGTTCTTTGCACTTTTCGCTTCTTGAATATATACTGCTAGAAATTCCAAAAACATTAAGTTCTTTCTGAATAAAATTTAAAGCATTAAAAGCTCCAGAAACAATATGGATATTTAATCTAGGTGTTCGGCAATCCTTCCTGCGGAGAACTACAATAGATCCATCTCCATCAAAGAATCCTAAAATTACTTGAAAAATAAATTCATCACTAAGGTTAATAATATCTCTATCTGGCTTTAGTGCAACAATGCCTGTACTAATTAGACCAAGTGTTGATCTACTTGGTAGGCAGTACTCATAAGATACACTATTTTCATACCTATATTCGTTACCTTGACTGTTGGTTATAGATATGTCTCTAGTTCTTTTTCTAAATTTACCTGCTATAAAGAAATCATTAAAAGCCTTGACTAACCATTCATTAGAAGAGTTCATAGTCATCCTTGGATATTTACTCTTAGACAGCCCAAAACCTGCATCAGCCCACATAATACCTACAATATAAGCTTCAGTTTTATCTGATATTTTATCAAATACAGTGCATTGTTTAATAATACCTTTATCTTTGTACTCGATTATTCGTCTTTCCTTTGAAATCATTCAGATTCCCTTCATATAGAAAAGCCCCGCAAGGGGCTTTATTAATTACTTAACGAATTGGACAGACTCCAGAAGCGCAATCATTTTCAAGCTCTTCTAGTGAATTTACAAATACAGCGTCTAGATTTACTTCTTTTAGGGTAGATACATATTCATAATATTCCTCTTTAGTTACAGGTTGTTGGGGAAGATAAACATATCCCAGGTCTTCTGCTGTTTTTGTAGGATCAGCACGTAAAAGAAATGATACACCTACAAAATAATCCCAATTCTTATGAAGCCACTCAACAATTTTCTCAGATTCATCAACAGAGTATGAAACGGTAATACTAACATTATGGTCTGCATAATTATTCATCCACAGCTTATACCGTTCAAGTTGATCTACAGCAGACTCTAAATTAACCTCAAGTTCTGTAGTAGTTTCATTACGCTCTACTGAAACCTTATCAAACTCCACACCTTCAAAACAGACAGGAAGTGTAACAATCTCTGAAGTAGAATCAAACGGATGTTCAAAATGCCTGTATCCAGCTTCAATAGCAAATTGTAGTAAAGGACTTGCTTTTGAAATAAGAATATTATTAAAGATATATTTAGATAGTGGTTTATGAATTCCTTCAGTGGTATCCATCATCTTACCTACCGTTCCGTCAGGTTTGACTGTTGTAATAGCTTTAGAGCGGGGCAATCCTAGTTCATCTGCCATACTATGTACTCCGGTATGAGCGGCTTCTTTCAGTAGCTTAATCATTTCAGGGTTCTTATGACCTTCCCACATAACAATACCAGCACAACCAACACCAGTTAATCGTAAGAACTGATTAAGTTCATGCCATGTTTCTTGTAGAATACCATCACGTAAGTCAACACAAGTTTGACGATAATTAGCCCTACCCATAATCCAAGCTGCACGGTGTAACTCTTCTTCTTTACCATTAAACTTAGAAAGATTTAATGTTACTAGATTACAGTAACTCTTGTCTCCTAATAGGATTTCACAGCACGGGTTCACACCCTTAAACCAAGGAGCCCTTTTTAGTGCAGCACGTCCATTTAGAAATCCAGGCTCAGATCCACCTGATTCAATCATCTGACTAATTAAGCCCCTAATTTCACGTTTAGATGGACGTGAATAAAATACAAGACTATTGTTAGACTGAGAACGTTGTTTATTACCATTTTTCCAGTGATCACGTTTAGCTGTAGCAAACTCTTCAGCTTCCGGGTCTTCTGCAGGGAACAGTGCAATCTCAGCAGACCTGCGAGACGACAGAGCTGTTCCTAGCCAATTAAGAACATCCAGTATATCCATGCGAGATAGTAGCTGACCCGCTTTACGGTTTAGAATATTAGCAATTGCATAGAATGCTTCTGAAATCTGTTCATCACCAGAAGAAATCCAACCAAAGCCACGTAAAGGTTTTCCTCCCGGACGTACTTCAGTAAAATCTAGGATAATAATTTCAACTGGTTTCTTCATTGCTACAAGCTTACCTGCAGCTTTAGCCCAAGAAATACCAGAATCCCCAATCACTAGACGCCACACTCGTTTACCATCTCGTTTATAAAATAATTCTTTATTATTATCTTGACCGCGATCTTTTCGTGTGCTGCGTACAATCTCAATTTCTACTTCTTTTGCAAAACCATTAAGGATACCTGTGATTGGTTCAAACCCAACACCAACACCAAGAAGTAAATTATGAAACGCATCTACCATATCATGGATTGTTCTAATTTGACCAAAGGCACAGTTGAAATTAGTAGCTTGATATTGCTTTGATATGTCCGTTCCACCAAGCCACATTGTTCTACCAGATACAGCAGCCTGTCGATTCATTAGTAGTTGTTTGAGTTCTTGTAACTCTTCCTTTTCCTTGCTATTTAAGAAAACAAGTTCTTCACTCACTAAAGAACCTTTTGCTTTCTCCCACAACCAAGCTTGATGTTGAATAACTCGATCAATTGTTTCTTCAAATGTTTCAAAGATAGTACCTTCATCATCTAATGGTCTATTATACGTGCGCTTTACAACAAACTGTGATCGAAAACTTGGATTATCATTCTTTACTAACTCCATATACTCTCCTTCACTCATTATCTTCACTATACTTATCTCTCCACTCAGCAGCTTCAATACAATCCACTGTAAGCCCTTTACTACGATAAACATCATCTAGCATTTTACTATTTTTTAATTTATCTTTTACTGTCTGCGATGCTAAACCAGACTTAATCCACTCTACATCTTCCCGTTCTACTCCATACCATCTAGCACATGTAACTACTTTATTCATTCTATTGCGATGCTGACTTGCTTCTTGAAATTCAAAATTGAAGTCAGTATCTAAACCTAACTCCCATAAAGCATAATTAATTTCAGTTTCACTCCAATTTGATAAGTAGTGTGGATATAAAGCAGCAATTTCAGATTCCGACACATGAATAAATGCAGCAATCTTAGACGTGTAATTATTTTTATTCATATTTTCTCCTTACAACGATAATAGTCCCAAGCAAGAGACTATTATACCGTAGGTTATTTACAAGTCAATTAAAAATTTGTCTTCTTTTAACATTTCTAATTTGCGTTGTAGAGTATCTATTACTTCCTGAATATCCTGCTCTAAATCTTTAACAGAATTTCCAGCACGTAGAAGTTTCTTAATTGCATGTTGTTGTGCTGGACAGGTAATACCATAGACTTTAAGAATACGATAAGGATCTAATTTAATCCCTTTAAATGAATATTTATAGTGCCTGTATTTGGTATCTGTCATTTAAATTCAATACCTTCAACAAGATCATTCAGTGTAACACTGCTAAAACCATAAGGTTTACGAATTTTACTATTATTATCTTTAAAAACCATAATACCGTTTGGATAGTTAGTAGTGAATGTAAGATTCTCTACAAGAGTTACTCCCTGTAACTTATATTGCTCAAATGTTTTATCACTGATTTCTTTAGAGTATTCTGGAAATTTACTAAGGTTATTCTCTCCAATACGTTGTAGTGCAACTTCAGTATCAACACCAAGTTCTTCTAACTTAATAAGCATACCGATTGCAACATACAGAACATCTACGACACCATCTAACACTTCCTCCAGGTTAGCATTATTCAGACCTTCTGAGATTTCATTTACTTCTTCGATCAGACATTTTTGTTGTGATTTGAAATCTGCAATAGAGACTTTAGTATTATTACCTGCAATTTCATTAAATTGAAATACATTATCTGCAAATTTATCAAGCATTGTTATTCTCCTTAAGGTTGGTTTCAAGATACGCTTTAAGTTTAATAGCAAGATATAGAATATGTTCAGAATCATTGATAGTGTTTGTTGTATCAAGATTTTCAACCATATCAGTAATCTTTAATTGCGTTGAGATTTTTAAGTCATCATCCTGTTGAAGAGTAATTGCTGCACCGAATACAACTAAACTAATCAAGGCATTTAATTCTTGTTTTGAGATTTTCATATTAATTTCCTTTAGGATATTTTAGAGAGTTAAACCATAGCATAAAATATTTCTGCATAACAAGATATGGTTGCATTTGTAATTCAAATAACTGCTGTCTAATTAGCTTCTGAATATGCTTACCTTGAAGACTTGTAGTAGGAGAATTCTTCAGGATAATTTCTGGAATATCTCCCTTGTTCTCTAGGATAGCATTTGCAATTTCTTGTTGTTGTCGTGACGTTAGTTCAAGAATATAAATAGGTTTTGATAGAAGATTCATATTACTCCTTAATTTCTGTATATTTAACTTTCTTAACTACTAAGGTTTCCTCATATTCTTCTCGTTTGCATGGAGTAGTCTCTAGCGTATAGTCAGAGTTTCCCCAATCATAGTCATGAAGAAATGACACGAAATAATAAATACCTCTAGTTTGATCTAGAAAATATCCACTACAGTGATTACTACGCTTATCTTGTACCTCCTCATAATCAAATAAATCATCGTCAAAGTATTCAGCATCTTCTTTTGAAAAATTCAAATTAGATTTTAAGTGATTAATAATTTCTGACCGTGAATTGAAATAAAGTTCAGCCATATGTTACTCCTTAAACGAGGGTTAATAGTAGTGGTTTAATAACCATAGACCAAATGTAGGGTCCAAGTGCAGTAAATAGTAAACAAGCAGTAAATCCAAGAAGGATGAATACAATTATCATTATTACATAATCCGTGTCATTGTGCATTTAATACTCCATTAATTACTGCAAGAATATTATCATAGCCTAGTTCTCGCTGTATTACAATCTTTGCAAATAATTCTTTTCTTATCTTAGGATTTGACCCTGGTGTTGAACCTAGTGATTTAAGAACTTCATTTTGTTGAGAAGCTGATAGTTTATTGAACTCAGTTTTAAGTTTCTTTAAAAAGGATGGGTGGTATGGATTAGAAGTATAGTCCTTCTCAAGATACAAAGCAAGCCCTCGTAAGATCTCTGGTAAGGGTTTGTCAGTAAGCCAACTCAAGCACCTCTTGTATGCATTAACAACAAGACCTTCAAATGCGTTTGTATTCCTATTTAGGGCTGCTCTACAATGCTGTGAAAAATGATCGTGGTCAAGACAAACTGTTTCTTTAAAAGGTTCATTAAGAATTGGATCAATACCGTTTTGAGCTTTAATGAGCTGCTCTTTGAACTCCTTCACTTCCTTTGCTGTATATAATGATTTGTTAATTTTTAGCTCCTTAAAAGTTATCTAAGTGCCTACCGAACGACATTTCTCTGTGTTCTTCCCACTTCATTTGTTCATCATACCAACCATCTTCATCACAATCTGACCAACTAGATTCATACCAGCTAGTACAACTACAGCCGCATTCTGATGAATTATTTGCTTCACAAATGCAAACGTCTATTGGAATCTTATTACCATCTTCATCTAGTACATACTCCCATCCAACTACTTCATATCCTTCTTCATCATACAAAGTATTAGTGTGAAATTTACCTTCATCAGGTTCTATATCTTGAGTATATATCATACTAATACTCCGTACTTTGAAGCAAACTCTTTAAAGCAAGATTTATCATCAGGTGTCCTCTTCATATAAGCACATGTCCAATATATTTGTAATAGCTCTAAATGTCCCTTAGTAACTGTTTTACCATGTGCTGTGGTGTATAAGTCTTCGGTAGTCATTGGAGTTGCTCCAGAATACTTTTAAACCTGTCCGTATATAGGTGTCTCCATAATTCATCAGAATTATCCTCACTTGGATCTATTGCATGCCAAGTCTTATTTAAATAGACTTTAATCGTAGCAAAACCACTCATCATATTTGATAGATATTGATAAAGGGTAAATCTTTTACCAATCTTCGTATATAAATTTGTAGGATTCTTAAATACTTCATTCAATTTATATTCAATTTCGTCAATAATAACGACAGTCTCACGTGGTTTTATTGGTTTTGTTAAAGCATCTTGAACAGACCACTTAAGTTTTGAAATTCTATCTGAAATTATTTGCTTATTAATCCTAGTAATATCTGCCCACTGAGACATACATAGTTTTTTACCATCATACTCTAAATAATGGGTATCGAAATAAGAGCCGATTAGTCTGCGATTTATTACCTGTTCCCGTCTTGAAGACCATTTGCAATTATCCTTTTCATAATTTCCGTTAACATCAATACGGTCTAATTCAAGACCATATTCAAAAGATTCCTCCATATCTTCTAGAAAGTTTTTAAATCCTTCAATTCCATTAAGACTCCACCTACTGCATACCGCAATTCCTCTTCCTCCATAATGTTTATAATCCTTAGCACTTTCTTTATTACACCGATAAAGCATTTTCTTCCATGTATTGTATAAAGGGTGTTTAGACAGGCCATGAGTTCTTAGTCTTTTCCCTGCTTTAATAGCTGCCTGGCAACCACAGCTAGAACTTTCTCCAGATAAAAGGGTGGATTCTCTCACTAATTTTAGTCCCTGTTAAATTCAATTTCAATACCCCTTTCTTTGCAAAATTTTAGAACACATAAGTCATCATCTCTGCTGACTTTCATTCTCACCCCTTTATGCATCATGTCATAAATTTCAACCCAATTTTTTGTTAATACTCTACCATCCCAACAAATATATGTGACAGGGCTAGGGTACCATTTTTTGTATAGCGAAATTATTCTCTCAAGAGCTTCTTGCTCACTTGAACAATCTTTAAACTCTTTAAATGCAGATTTTTCTCCAAACCTCGCACTACTCAAGCAAGTAGGTTTAATCAGATCTACAGGATCACCCATTGTCACTTGCGCTGCATACCATAAAAATCCATTACCTCGGAGTTTACCTTTACTATCTAAATAAAGGCTTCCTAGTTTTGGAATTTCAAATATACCATCTTCTTTATTAGGATTATAAACATATAATCCAGAATACGCTAAACCATCTTTTTCGTATAATAGCATGATAGGTTTGTTACCGCGTCGTAGTTCTTCATAGCCAATTATAACTTGCAGGTCGTCTGGTTCAAACCCATTTACTACTTCTGGTTTGTATTTGTTCCGTGCATAATTTTGAACTTCATGTAATAGTAATGGCTTAATAACATTTACTCGGTTACTTTTATATTGTTTAGGGTATTCTAAAGCATTTCGAAAATTATTATTTCCGCTAATCATATAGTGAACAGTATCGGGAGACACGTATTCAATTACTTTATTAATATGCGACTTCAAGATTTGACAAGCATTGAAAACATCTTCTGTTACTTGTCTATCTTCAAAAGAATATTCTTCAAGTCTATCAAGTTTATTTTTAGATTTTAATAAATTTTTAAAGTCTGTTTTTGTGCTAAATTCTTTTTTAATTCCAGTCGGATTGTGAGTTACAATCACAGATCGAGTTTCCACAACTGCCGCTGCAATATAACACGGAGTATCTAGATCAACAATCAAGGACACACTACTTGCCATAAATACCTCCAATAATAAAGCCCCTAACCTTTCAGCTAGGGGCAAACTACTTACTTAAATTTTAAGTCTGGCTTTGTACGGAATCAATTAGATCAGAGAGAGCATCAGTCTTTTCCTTTAGGTCTTCAAGTTTTTGTTGAACCTTTGCTTTTGCAACCTTAGAAAGTGCAGGAGCGTCTAATGAGGATTCTTTAGCATCTGCTAGGATTTGTTTAGCGTCTTGAGTCAGAAGATCAATTTCAGTATAAATAGGTACAAGCTTATCAATTACTTCAATATTAGTCATTAGTATTCCTTTCAGTCTTAAATTTATTAAAATGCTCTTGCATGATATGTCTAATACTAGTACTTTTATTAAAGTATCCACGGAAATAAACTAGAATAAACCCAACAGACATATATTCCAATATGCCAAAGGCAGGAATAATAAATCCAAATAGGGATAGAACTACAGCAAAAGCATTTACAAGGAGAAAACCAACTAGAAGGAGGGCTACTAGAAACAGGATGATAAAAACTAAGAAAACAATCGGCATTTTACTCCTTTCAAGTTATGGAGATATTTTTCAACCTCCATATTTATTTATAACAGATTAAAACGGGCTATCTTCTAGATCTTCTTCAGGATCTTCTTGCTTAACCTTAGTTTTAGTAGAGTTTTTATTAACTTCTACTTGAGGTTGAACTACATCTTCAAACTCAGAACCTTCTACATAAGAATCACTAGCATCAGTTTTAATCCACTCAATTAGATTCGTAACAAGAACATTCTTGAGATAAATACTAACAGAACCGTTGTTACGAACAAATAGATCAGTACTAACAACACCCGTAGATCCATTACCCACAAGAGCAGTATTGGTAATATCTACCAGAGTAGCACCTTTACGCTGATAAACTTTAGGCTTAAACTTGTCAGGAACGGGCTTACCTGTCTTACCAAGTTCTACGCTCTTACGCAGAGTCCAGACCCACACATTCTTACCTGCATTTTCTGGAGGTGCGGTCTTGTAAGTTTCTTCAAACGAAGCAGATTTAACTTTCTTTAGCGACAGCTTACAATCAATCTTAGTTGCCCATTCTTCAAGAGCATCTACATAATCCTCATCCGTAAGAACAATACTGACCTTCCATTCATCCGGCTTAGGGTCAGTTCCAGGCTTTTGATAAGCTTTGACTGCATCCCGGATACAAACATATTGCAGCATACCTTCAATTTTTTCATAAGGATTTACGTTATTTTCTTCCATGTATTTACTCCTTTGTTATAGTAACGATAATTACGATGTGTTACGATTACTTATTTACAGTCTAAGTAGGACTTTACTGCAGTTAATTCTTAACTATTTGTGAGATTATTAAATATTGTTGACCCGCTACTTTTCCGGGTGACCACAGCTTCGCTCGACATCTTACTTTGACCGCTATTTCTTTCAGCTCAAGGTACTTCAATGTTGGCCCGGCCTTCCACCGGAACGGGGTTTTGTCCCTCACAGGGCGGCATCACTGACACGCCCGACTTCTTCCAGTCTTCCATCCGCTGCAATCCACCGGAGAGATTGTTGGTGGCCGGCACTGACTTCTTCCGGCTTTACCGATAGTGTGGTTTATTTAGCCTTCACGTTAGTACTTCAACAGCATGTATCAGCCTACACATTCACCAACATTGAAGCCCTGTGTTACGCGAACCGGATTTAGACACCTTCGCGCTCGGCACCGGCTGACCATCCCGCTACGGACAGTAAAGTCTCTTCCACGCTTCACGGCAGCTACCGGGATACCAGAGGCGCGCTATTGCGCACAGGGCTTCAATGTTGGCCCTCCGTTTGTCGGCTAGGAACCCCTAACCCGTAGCACGGAGGAACTGCTTTGTTGGTGGCCGGTGCTGATCTCCGGCATGGACTAGCCAAGTGTGATCCCACACAGGCGCATCAGCCTGCGCATTCACCAACAAGTAGAAAAGCTATTTGCAGGGCGTGAGGGGGGGATCGAACCACCACCCTATAAGTGACCGTCGCCACTCAAAGCCATAACTATCTCCAGATCCAAGCTCCGGCACTCGTTTCTTTCTAATATTATGACGCCCTATAAATAACTCTTCTACTTGTTGGTACCTCTGGTCGGACTCGAACCGACATACCTAACGGTGAGGGATTTTAAGTCCCTTGTGAATACCAATTCCACCACAGAGGCTATAAGCTGAACTGAAGTAGTTATTATACAGCAGTTCAGCCTGGAGTCAAGCTTTAATTATTAAACAAATACAAACCAGCGATTATTGCTAGTGTTACCAACAACAGTTGCAAGCTCTTGTGTAGTCAGCATAAATAGATCCTTCACACCAGATCGATTATACCTTTGGTTGTATTCTCGCGCTTCTTTACGAGTAGTGAAGAATACAACAAACTTACTATTGACTGAAGGATTAAGAACCTTGTTACTTATTGGAATAGGGCTCTTAGTAGGCTTGTTAGTAGGTTCAACCTTCGGAAGTTCTACAGCAGTTTTAGCTTTCGGCTTTAGATATTCAAGATCCTTATCCGTAAAAGGAACACCAATCTTACTCCAATATACAACACCAGTTCCACCGACTAGCTTACGATTTACAGAAGAACTCTGAATAAAAATATCAAAGTTCTTATGATCACCAGGATGCAAACGTGCATTCTTATCAGAAGGAAGACCAATCATGCTACGAGCATCCTTACCAGCATAGATCTTACCTGTACCTCGATCACGAACTAGAATCAGCTTAGTAGGTTGAACACGAGATTCAGTTTTAGTCAGTTGATAGAATGCAGCACCCTTTAGGTATTCCATTCTGTGTTCAAGAATAAAATCTCGAATTTCAATCCCCATCTTATCTACAGGAACAACATATAGAGAAATCTCAGAAGTAATATCTACAAGATTAGAAGTATCAACATCGCTTGCATCTGCATAAAACGTAGTAGAAGAACGACTTCCAGAAGAACGCATAGTAAAGAACTTATCTACTGCTGATTGTGTTTTGACAGTAGAAGCTTCAAGACCTTTATTCGTAGTTTCCCATTCTTGAATATTACCTATAGGAATACCAATGTTAGCTACAATCTTTTTGTTACCAGTAGGTACTCGAATTACAAAAGTCCAACGGCCAGAAGCTTGAAGCTGTTCAATAAGGAAACGAATACTAATCATATCATATTTAGTAGAGTTATTTTCACCACCATCAGTAGTAATACTCACAAGGAAAGATACATTAGAATTGTCATAGTCAGGAACAGATTTAAGTAGATCAATAGCATCTCCAATTGCATCATAAAGAGGAGTCTGTCCCATAGCAGGCCAACTAATTACTGGATTTAGAACGTGAGGATTTGAATTAATTACTTGACGTGTAATAGAAGGATGGTTAAATCCAAAACCTACAGTATTAACAATAGTATCTTGCATCTCTCGCGTTGCAGCATTCTTTACAGATTCAATAATGGAATTATAGTCATTGATAGCTGCATTAACTACATCATACATAGAACCAGAATGATCGTTTACAAAACAGATATAGTTTTTCATTTAATTTCCTTTCAATTAATTATAAGGTTGTGTTGGTATTAGACCCTTTCGACTAATACTACTAGTAGTAGTAGTAGTAGTATATAATGTTTCTCGTGAGTCCGCCCGACATACGCATAATACCAACATTAAAAGATACTGTCAATTACTTTTGATATTGATACTGATACTATTTGGTAGAAGCACCCGGAGTTGAACCGAGATCAGCCCATTATCTATGGCTACGGGGTATAAGTCCGCTGTTTTACCGTTAAACTATGCTTCTGTGTTTGGCCTGCCGTGTAAGACTTGAACTCACAACCTAGGGACTAGAAAACCCTTGCTCTATCCTATTGAGCTAACGGCAGATATTTAAACTAAAGTTTATACTTAATTTACGTAAGTGTCAACCAAAATTTCATCTATTTGAAGTGGGTAGTATTTCATTTAGTTACCCCTTAAAAAGTTTAATCTCACCTTCCATCAAAGCGGAATTAAACTTATCAACAAAACTATCATGATATAACTCTTTTACTTTAAAGTAATTATTGTAAGCATACTCCCTAAACCAACCTGAAGTAATACTTGTACAAACTTTTTCAAGTGCAATATCAAATGCTTTATTAACTTCAGTTTTATTTGGAATGATAGCACGCTCTAGTGCTAACACATATGCCTCTTCAAGAACTCCATACAGTTTAACAATTTCTGGAAGTTTGTCAAACTTTTCTTTACTGCACTTAACTTCACAAGAGTCTTCAATGTAGTATTTATATGAAGGCTTGTCAAGATGTTTAACAGCTTCATGGATACAGTCATGATCATAGATATAACCTACAGAATCAGTAAAGAATGTATCTTTAATCTGATTTAGATTAGGGTGAGAATAATTGTAAGTCTCTTTGCACCTAAGATCATAAAAGTCTTTATATTTATATTTAAAATATTCAATATTAAATTGAGTATGATAGAACAGCAGATCATTCATTGTTTTCAAGAAATGAGGACTATTCTTCCTATATTTATGAGTTTCCTTCATAAGAGCATATATATCGTAGCTGATACAAGAAATCATATTACAACTGTATGGAATAGCCTTAGATTTAGTCTCTTTACACAAAGAGATTAGTAGTTTATTGCTTTCAGCAAATTGTCCTTCACCTAGGAATGTTACTTCAAGTGGGATATAATTTTTTGCTTTAAGCATTGCACCAGAATCTTTAATCTGAAGTTTTTCAACTTCAAGATTCAACCTAGTATATTTAACAATATCTAAAAATTCTTCTCGACTACAAATAAGATCAATATCTTTAGGGATACGTTCATTAGGAAGATTCTCAATAATAGCAAAAGATCCAATAATAAGCATTTACATACCTTTACTTTAAAGTGTTTTAAAACCTTCAGTTGTGCTATATATAACTTTAGCAATTTTGAAGTGCTTTATTGCATGCATACAAATATAACATGGTTTAGCATTTTGGTATAGACCATTCTCTATCCGCTCTACTTTAAGCATATGAACAATCTTACCAAGCTTAATTGCTCTGTCAATACATTTTATTTCTGCATGATTATAAACTTTCCTTTGGTCATTCTTAGTTCTATCACCTACAGCTTTGGCAAAGAATCGCATAAGCCTACAACTGTCTGTGTATGAATTATTTTCAATTGCAATTACTCTACCAGATTTATCATAAGCTGTGCAAGTGATTACGAAGCGTTTACTTTTGGGTTTCTTAAGCATTATTTAATCTTTAACACCAGATATTTCAATAATACTTTTACAAATATGCTCTACCGTAATCTTCATGATAGAAGATCATTACATCTTACTTGTCTACCTGGAATAAACATAACAATTCTCTCTTTCTTGTTGATCGATACCTAGATTCTAGAGGAACTGAAGTTAACCGTCAAGTAGTTTCTTCTTTAGTCTTTTGATTTCCTCTTCTAACTTTAGAATCTCCAATTCTTTCTCAAGGAATACGATTCTAGTTAGGTTAACAATCTCTTGTTTCTTTTGTTTAGCTTTAATAAAAGCACCATCTTCAAACATCTTACGCTGATCCTCAGTAATATGAATTCCAATTGCTCTTTTAGGCCACCCAGATTTAGGAGGCCACTTGTTACCTAGTGCTTCAATTTGTGTGCGTGTATAGCCTCCTGCCGGAGTCTTGTTCTTGTGCAACCACTGCTTAGTTACAATAAAAGTTTCTCCAGGCTTCCAGTCCTTACAATGCCAATTACCTTTACCATGATTGCACACATTACACAGAATTTGCAGATTACTAATATCTAGCGCAAGTTCAGGGTGTGTCTTTCTTGGCTTAATATGATCTACGCAAAGATATACTTCACCGTTTGGTTCTGCTCCACAGCACATACATCTAGTCTCATATTTAAGGAGAACTTCTTGACGTAGTTTTCTCCATTCATACGAGTTAAGAAATTCATTGGACTTAATATAATCTTTGTTCATATTTTATTCCTTAGTAAGTAACTTCATTTTCTTTTACAACACAGTATTCCGGTAAGACTTCAACACAACCAGAATCTCCATTACGTTCAACTAGCTTTCTAGCAATTTCTTCATAATTTGTCAAGAGAGTAGTTGGAGACACATTCATAACTTGACTAGCTTTAGATATTTGTAGTAGAGCACAAAGAAAACTTTTCTTAGACCACTCTGTTACTTCAGTTCCTGTTTCCATAAAGTAGCTATTAACTAGCTCATCTAGTTGTGCATCAAGGATCTCAGCAAATTCTGCTAATTTATAGTAACAAGATTCAGCGTTATTTGGATTCATCCAAATAGGTCTAATAATAGTTCCTTCTTTCTTATTAATCTTATTCGCTATGTTGTTAACTTTAGTTCTTACTTCTTCGTTAAACTGAAGTTTAGTCATATTACTCTCCGGTCTGTCGGTTTCAAGAACAACTAAGCGAATTTCAGATTTAGTTAATGCTCTAGGTTGTTGTGCTTTGTTAACTAAATCTCTAACCTTTTCCTCTTTAAGTTTATTTTTAGTTGTACCAGAAAGATTCCTCTTGCACCAGTCTACAGAACAGCCTAACTCTGTACTAATCTGTTTATAGCTTAAACCTTCCTCCCTTAGTTTTATAGCTAACGCTAAGTCAACTTTAGTTTTCATAATTACCTCCTATGTGCTTGGTTGCACCTTCCGCACTACTAAGTAGTTTGTGTAAAAAGTGTATTTGCTAGTGTATTGGTGCATACACCTTTTATCTGTTACGTGTTTTTAGTGTATTACACAAGTCTAAGGTACAAACTTCTAGAAGTCAAGCTAAACTTCTTGTTGACAACTAGAACGTAGAGCGTAGAATGAATACTAACTTAACACCTAGCAGAAGCCTCTAGAACTCTCTACAATCAATTTTAAGGTGTATAGGCTATGCAAGTACCAACCAGCGTATAACACAGCTCAAACGGGCTGTATTCAAGCCGTAGAGGTGTTGTAGGTTATCTTGAAGGTACTCTTGACGTTATGCAGAAGTTAGTCTAGACTTAGTTGAACTTAACTGAAGGAGAAAACACTAATGAACACTTATCAAGAACATGGTTATGAGTCCAGGATGGAATACTTGGAATCCCTAGCAGAAGAATATGATGTTCATCTTGACACTGTAATGCTGCTAGCGGATACTCTAGGTGCAGAGGAAGACTTTGATGGTTTGCTTACAGGTCTAGACGACGTACACTCTATGCTGTGAGCATTATATTAATTAAGGAGTAATAAATGAAAATTAAACCAATTAAACCAATGAAAGCAAGGGATTGGATTCCTTCTAAGATAACATTCCCTTGTTACTACCAAGTCAAGGTAGATGGTGTACGTGCTCTAAATCTAGATGGTACGCTTGTAGCACGTACTCTAAAGTCTCATAATAATAAATATATTACAGCTAAGTATAGTCAAGAAAGGTATAAAGGTCTTGATGGTGAAATGTACCTAACGGAACTTGGACCGATGAATCTAGACTTATGTAGGGAGACTTCTGGTGCTCTCCGTCGAGAGCATGGAGAACCTATTATTACATGGTATGTATTTGACTACGTAACAGAACATACTATTAATCTTCCCTACGAAGAACGTTTAACACTCCTTGAGAACCTTGTAGAATCTCTCAATGATTCTTCTATTAAGGTTGTTCCTACTTCAGTAATTCATTCATTAGATGAGTTTGAAGAACTTGATGCAGCAGCTATTGAACTTGGTTATGAAGGTTCAATGCTAAAGAATCCTAAAGCAAAATATAAAGAGGGGCGTTCAGATAAGAATATGCAATCTTGGCGTGTCAAGCGTTTTATTGAAGAAGAATGCTTAGTTACTTCTATTGAAGAAGGAAATTCTAATCAGAATGAAGCTAAGATTAACAAATTAGGACATACAGAACGTAGTACTCACCAAGAAAATATGCAACCAAATGGACAAGTTGGTAATATTAATGGTATCCTTCTCAAGGATATTAAGTCTCCTTCTACAGGTAAGACTATCATTGAAAAAGGGGAAGAAATTACTGTAGGTCCAGGGGAACTATCGCTACCTGAACGTTTGCATATTTTTGCAAATCAGGATATTCTTGTAGGTAATGTAATTGTGTTTAAAATGTTCCCACATGGAATTAAAGATAAACCACGATTCCCTACGTTTTCTCGTATTTGGGGAACCTATGAAGATTGGAAAACAGCAAATGAATAAAGAATATTATAGGATTGAACCAGACTATTATGATGGATATTATCCTACTCGATGTCTTATCTGCAAAGTATATGTAGTAATTAAAGAAACACCAAAAGGTGTTTGGATTAAAAAAATATCTTGTAGAGATAACCCTATGTCAAGAAAGCACTTTATTCTGACCTCCAGTACTAAAAAATTTGCATATCCAACAAAAGAAGATGCAATTAATAGTTTCATTAAAAGAAAAGAAAGACAAATTAAAATTCTAAGTAGTCAATTAGCAGATGCAGAAAATCAGCTAGAACTTATTCATGATCCATCTAATATCATATATTTAACACAGTGAGAAAGAAAATGAAACCTAAATTAGAATTCAATGATAAAGTAATCTTACAACAAGACAAAGTTAAAAAGATTAAAGATAAGTTAAAAATTGAGCAAGACAAACTCTATAAACTATATGAAATATGCTCCCATAACGTAGGAACATACTTCCATGAAGTTTATTATGAACCTGTAGGTTATGAACAAGGATATTCAGTTCGTTCCGAATACTGTTGTCTATGTAATACTTGCATAAAACAGACGGATAACTACGGAAATTCATTTAAATGAACTCTATTGTCAAAATAGTTATAACCAATTATGAATTATCTAAACTTGACCCAGGAATGGAAAGCATGTATATTGTATCCAAGCTAAGAGCAGCAAGGGTGCCAGTATTGGGTATGTTTGAATTTAAAGGTGTAGAATACGGTAAGATTGCTTCTTATATTGACCATGAAACTGGAAATAAAATTATTATTTGGGAGGATGTATAATGACTAAAATTACTATTGAAGATAATACCGTCAATAAATCTGAAGTTACTTATAGCGTTGGTGATATTATTAATACTATGGCAGGATACGCTATCCTAGCGCAAGTATGTAGTTCTAGCGTTCAGTTAATTTCACTTTTTGACGGAAATAGATTTAATTCACCTGTAATTGTTATGAATCTAGATGAGATTAATAAAGAAGAGATGCTATCAATTTCAGGAGGTTTATCATTCTCAGATCCTATTAATGAAGTTAAACTATTTATTAACTAAATAAGGAAGATTAAATATGCGTAAAATGGCTAGCATTCAAAAAGTTCGTGAAATCCTTCCGCATACTAATGCCGATTCTCTTGAACTTGCCATGATTAATGATTGGCAGGTTGTTGTTAAGAAGGGTGAATTCACTAAAGATCAACTTGTGGTTTATTTTGAGATTGATTCATGGATTCCTCATGAGATTGCACCATTCCTGTCCAAAGGTAATGGACCTAAGATTTATGAAGATATTAGTGGAGAACGGCTTCGTAGTATTAAACTGCGTAAAGAACTCAGCCAAGGCTTAATTCTAGCACTCAATGCTGATATTCTATTTAGAATTAATTATTGGGTTACTTTTAATATTGGTTTGAATGAGCAATTATTTGAAGGAATGGACGTAACAGAAGCTCTAAACGTTGTAAAGTGGGAACCTTCTATTCCTGCTTGTCTTCGTGGTAAAATCAAGGGTAACTTCCATACTGAAATCCCTAAGACAGATCAAGAGCGTATCCAGAATCTTTCTAAACATTTTAATTTTATTAAAACTAAACAGTGGGAAGTTACTGAAAAATTAAACGGTTCAAGTTGTTCGTTCTATCTTGATATGGATAATAATTTTCATGTATGCTCACGTAATCTAGATCTTCAGTTTGAAGAGAATAACGCTTATTGGAAAGCTGCAGTGATGTATAATGTTGAGCAGAAGATGAAAGACCAGGGATTGAAAGGTTATGCTATCCAAGGGGAACTTATTGGTGAAGGTATTAATGGTAATCAGTATGGAATTAAGGGGGTTGACTTCTATGTATTTGATGTATATTCTGTAAATGATAGTAGGTATCTAACTCCTGAAGAACGATATAGTATTGTTGAAGCGCTTAGACTAAAGCATGTTCCTATTATTTCAAGGAATCGAGTTATTCAAGTTGAAACTATTCAAGATCTTCTAAGGATGGTTGAAGGCGAAAAGTCCAAAATCAATGGAAGTAATATTGAAGGGTGGGTATTCAAGACTGAAGATGCGTGTTATGATAATCGTGACGTAACTTCTTTTAAGGTAATTTCTAATACTTGGTTACTTAAAAATGAATAAATATCCTACTGACAACGAAGATATGGTTATTTGGCCAGATAATACTTGGTGTTTTGCAGAAGAATTAGATGATTATTCTTGGAAGTCTGATGACTATATTGTAATTTCAGTAGAACATGAGAAGTATTCATATTTTATTGATTGTAAAAACCTATACGATGAAGTTATGGAAGGATTTTACAATACAACTAAGGATAAATTATGATCAATGATGGTTATTGGTGAGTATATTGAATAAAAGTATCGAAAACGGGGAACTTCTATACCATACTGAATGTATTTCTTGTCCGAGTAGCGATGCTATGGCAGTATATAAAAAAGTATCCGAAGAAGGGGAAGAAACTTTTGATGCATTCTGTTGGAGTTGTCATAAGTATTTTTCTCATGAAAAAGTTCAAGAACATGGTGTAAAAGAAGTAGAAACAAAATCTAAACGAAAGGAAATAAAGTTGGATTTTTCTGATATTCAAGCATTGCCGAAACGAGGATGGAAGAGTCGAGGTATCGGTCGTCAAACTTCGGCTAAATATGAAGTCCATACATTACTAGATGAATCGTTAGAAGTTATCGACCGCTATTACCCTTCTACTTGTGATGGAAAGATTGTCGGGTACAAAAAGCGTACAGCTAATAAGGAATTTACGGCTATCGGTTCATGTAAAGCTACAAATGAATTGTTTGGTCAATCTGTATTTGAAGCTGGTCAAAAGTATCTAGTTATTACCACAGGTGAAGAGGATGCTATGGCTTTTGCTGAAGTTCTTCGCACTGGCAAAGAGGATGGTACTGAATATTGGACTCCATGTGTTTCCGTTACTTGTGGCGATGGTAGTATTATTAAGCAATTCAAAGCTAATTTTGAATACATTTCGTCTTTTTCTAAGGTTGTGCTTGCATTTGATGGAGACGAATCCGGTCAGCGCTATCTTGAAGAAGCTGCACGGTTACTATCTCCGGGTAAAGTGTTTATTGCAAAGTTTCCACAAGGATATAAAGATGCTTGCGATCTACTGAAAGCAGGTAAAGTATCAGAACTAAAGCAAATCTTCTGGAAGGCTGTACCTTTCAGTCGAGTAGATGTGCTTCATCTAGAGCAACTGTGGGATGATTTTGAAGCTGAAGATAACAATGTAAAGATTCCTTTTCCTTCTGCATGGAGTCATCTAAATGAAATGATGAATGGTGGTATGGAGAAAGGTGAAATCACGGTAATAGGTGCATTGACGTCAATTGGTAAATCCAGTGTTGTAAATAACATTGTATATAACTTGATCGAAAACACAATGTTCAAAGTTGGAGCAATGTATCTTGAAGGTACTAAACGAGAAGTAGTCCGTGATTTGCTTTCATTAGATGCAGGTATTAATCTTCGTACTGTAGATCGTTCTACTATTAACATTAAAGAACTAAAGCAACAATTCTTTGAAGGTTTAGCTAAAAAGAATCAATTTGTCTATGTAGATCACCAGGGTAGTATCAGCACTGATGAAATCTTTGATAAATTAAACTATCTAGCTAAAGCAGAAGGTTGTGATGTTATTATCATTGATCCTATCCAAGCGGGTGTCAATAGTAGTGACAATGGCGCAATTATTCAATTCATGGATACCCTTCTAAAGTTTGCTAAAGAGACAGATACTTGTGTATGTGCAATTAGCCACATGAAAAAGCCTTCTGAAGATAACCCTCACTCTGTTACGGAGTATCAGTTGTTAGGTTCATCGTCGATTAATCAAATTGCATTTAATACGATTCTAATTTCTAGAGATAAACTTAATGAAGATCCTATTAAAAAGTCAGCTACTAGAATTCAACTTGTAAAATGCAGACGCACAGGTAATACAGGAGAAGCAGGATGGTTGCGTTATGACCACAGTACAACTCATTTATTTGCTACAGCTAATCCTTATCTAGATCAACCAGAGACAGCAGAAGAGGTGGAAAGTATGAAAGAACAAACTAAACAAGTAGTTGACTTCTGATCCAAAGCCGGGTAAAATCCCGGCTTATTTCATTGCTAATATGGAGCGGTTATGACATGGTTTAAAACAGATTTCATCTATGATTTGGAATGCTATCCTAATATCTTTACTGCTTGCTTTGTGTATGCAAACGGAAAAGGTCTTCGTGTATTTGAAATTAGCGACAGAAAAAATGAAAGTGAACAAATACTCGAATTTTTAAGGAAAGTAAAAGCTGGAGGTTATCGTCTTGTTGCGTTTAATAATGTAAACTTCGATTATCCTCTTTTGCATTATATGCTGGAAAAATCCCGCAAAGCATTTAAAGAAGAAAAATCTGTAACATATACAGCTAAAGAATTATATAAAGTTGGTATGGATTTAATCAATACCATGAAAGATGATCGTTTTGGTAAATCTATCAAGGAGTCTGATGTAATCGTTCCACAAGTGGATCTATTTTTGATTCACCATTTTAACAACCGCGCACGTTCTACATCACTCAAAATGCTTGAATTTAATATGCGCAGTAAAAACATTGAAGACCTTCCGTTTCCTGTTGGTACTGTACTTGATGATAATCAGAAAGATATTCTGATTAAATACAATAAGCACGATGTTATGGAAACTCTGAAGTTTTACTGTCATTCATACGACGCATTGAAACTCCGCGAAGAACTTTCTGGAGTATTCGGATTTGATTGCACAAATTACAATGACGGTAAGATTGGTAAGCAACTATTTATTACCAGTCTTGAAAAAGAAAAACCAGGGAGTTGTTATATTCAAACAGAGCGAGGTCGTAAGATCAATCAGACGAAGCGTAATAAAATTAAAATTAAAGACTGTATCGTACCTTATGTAAAGTTCAACCGTCCTGAATTTCAAGCTCTACTCACTTGGTTTCAGAATCGAGTCATCAGTGAGACTAAAGGTGTATTCTCTGATATTGATGAATCTGAACTTGGGGAACTTGCTAAGTATTGCGAAATGGTGACCAAGCAAAAGAAATTCAAACAAAAACCGGAGCAACACGACATCGATGACTTTCTAAACGAACACCCTCTAGGTTGGATTAAGGAGGAAGAATTAAAAGCTACAGAATGGGTATTTGATGAAGATGGAAATCATATTATGTATCAACCCGTAAATGAATTTGGAGAACCTGTAGGTAAATTAAAGAAACAACGCAAACAGAAAGTATCGTATTATGGTTGCTGGCGTGAAGCCGAAGGGTTGAACGTAGTTATAAATGGAGTACGTTATGACTACGGCCAAGGTGGTTTGCACGCTGCCGTTAAAGGAATCCATCGTTCAGATGATACGAAAGTCATTAAAACTTTTGATGTTGCAAGTTTCTACCCCAACTTATCAATTAAAAATAATATTGCACCGGAGCATTTAGGTAAGACGTTTTGCAAGGTTTATTCTGATTTGTATGATATGCGTAAATCGGCACCAAAAGGTTCTGCTATGAATGCTGCCCTTAAGTTGGCACTCAACTCAAGTTTCGGTGACAGCGGTAACGAGTACAGCCCTCTGTACGATCCACAGTACACAATGTCAATTACTTGTTCTGGTCAAATGCTACTTACAATGCTAATCGAGTCGGTAATTGAAAGGTGTAATGCTAGTATTCTGATGGCTAATACCGATGGTTTTGAATTCATGGTTCAACGAGATAAACTAGACATTATTGATAAGTGTATATCGGAATGGGAAGAACTTACTAAGCTGACAATGGAAGGCGATAACTACGAAGTCATGTTTATTAATAATGTAAATAACTACATAAGTAAAACGGAATCGGGAAAGGTAAAACTCAAAGGTGCTTATGAGTACAACGAATACACGAAGCACGGATGGCATAAGAACCACTCGGCAATGGTAATTGCAAAGGCAGTTGAAGCTGAACTTATTCATGAAATTGACCATGAGGAATTTATTCGACTGCACGAAGATAAGTTTGATTTCCTATTGAGAACTAAGGTTCCTCGTTCGTCTAGTCTAGTTCTTGTGATTGATGGAGAAGATGTTAAGCAGCAGAATATTTGCCGATACTACCCAAGCAAAATTGGTGGTAAACTTGTAAAGTTAATGCCACCTCTTGTTGAAGGAGGTGATATTCGTAGGCTTGGAATTGACACTGACTGGAATGTAAAAACTTGTAATGACATTGATGATTTCGATTGGAAAGATTTAGATTATAGTTATTACATTATCGAAGCTAAGAAACTGATTGATGCTGTTTCTAATGATGTAGAGTAAACTGTTGACAAAGTTTTAAATATCAACTACTCTACAAAACTGATAAACTAACCGCCCGATTCGTCGAGCTTTACTTGGAGGTATTATGCGAAATCCAAAAGGTCATGTTAAAATCAGTAACACTGAAGATTTTATTAGTCAGCTACACTATAAAATTGGTCGTTGTCAAGATGATATTTCCACCATTGAAAATGAGTTTAGTTCCTGGAGCAAAGATACTTATACTAAGCGTCTATTCTTCAAAGATCGTACAGCAGAAGAGTGTAAGATTGCTGCACTTGCTGACAAATATACAGAAGAAGTGTGGAATTATCATGAGGATATTTCTTACATTAAAAATCGAAAGAGGAATCTTGACAAACTACTTACAATTGCAGTAAACTGCTTACTGAAGAATAATGAACTTAATGTAAGTTTTGAAGATTACTACATGGTGATTGAATGATTACGGTAATTATTTCTATTGTAATTTACAAATTATAGGCATGTTTATAGTTGGATTAATGTTTTATTATGAATATAAAAAGTACGGAATCATTACGTTAGAAGATGTACTTCTGCTTTGTATATTTATGCTACCAATTATAAATACTTGGGCTGCAATTTCTCTTTGTATAGAGGTTATTTTACAAAACCGCGATAAGGTAATATATATATATATAAACGAAAGGAAAAACAAATGAACTATGAAGATAAAGTTGTCTTTGCTGTTGATAAAAAATCTTGGGATGAAGTAGTTATTTTTTGTCTTCAAAAGAATATCAGTCTTGAACAAATTGATACTGCAGGTGAAGCATCAGGTCTTGCTAGTTTTCTCGAACAAGAAGAAGATTGGGAATCATCTAATCAGTGGAAAGATTCCAACTGCTAATCTATTAACATTAAATTAAGGATATATATAAATGAAAAATAATACTGGTCGTTCTTTTCACGAGGTTACTTTTACTGATTCGGAGATTAGCTTTCTACGAGCAATGGTAACTGCTACTCTTCGTGCCATTAATCAAATGGAACAAGAAATGAAAGAAGTAGAAAATAAAGTATGGTCGCAATGTAACCCCAATTCTCCTGATATTTCTTCTCGTATTGCTTTTAATGATCTAAACCTTATTCGTGATGTGAAGAGAGACATTCAAAAGAAAAAGAAGAAGTATGAAGCTGTACAAGTTGCATTGCGAGCTTCACTGAATACTCCTGCATAATAAATGCAAGATATTGATACAGAACTCAATACGTACTATATTGGTTTCCGTAAGAAGTCAGAACCAACAAAAGTACGCATTATAAAGCTTGACACTGAACTTGAATTTAATTATAATCAGTTTTCTTACTTGGTTAAGCAAGAAATTTCAGATGCTTGTCCAATACTTGTTCGAGTAAAATAAATTATAAGGAGTTAATCATGAACGAGTTGATCTTTATCATGCCATATTTGTTCTCTTTGTTTCCTCTTATTGAGGAGCATGCTATTCAAATCATTCATGATTTTACTTCTGCATTCCTGGAGGATGAATAATGGTTAAATATAAATATGGTGATCTATTAGCTAACGTAAAAGATCTTAAAGTATTTATTGCACACGGTTGTAACTGTAAGGGTGTTATGGGTTCTGGATTTGCATTGCAAGTTAAAACTATGTATCCTAAAGCTTATGAACAATACCGAAGTTTTTACCCCGGACTTGCGCTATCCATCTCAACAAGCCGGGACTCAAACTCTGCGCATACCGTTGCGAACATCGCCCGAAGCCGTTCGATAGCATCTCCGTCCAGCACTCTGCGCCTGTATTTGGTCACGAAAACCAAGTGGACGTGCATAGCGCAGACAACGTGCCTACCCCTACGAAATTCATCCATAGACCAACCATTGCAATTTGTTTTGAAGCATGGATAATACACGCTATGTCGAAATCAGACCAACCTACGAAAACGCTAAAAGTCCGCATCAAGGACAAGCACGTTCCATTGCTTCGGCAATGGGCGCGTAGCGTCAACACGGTCTGGAACTACGTCAACGAGCTGTCATCCCGCTCTATCAAAGAGCGCGGCAAGTTCCTGTCGAACTACGACATCCAGAAATACACGAACGGATCGGGCAAAGAACTTGGCCTGCACTCGCAGACGGTTCAATCTGTCGGCAAGGAATACGTCACTCGCCGGGTTCAGTTCAAGAAAGCCCGTCTAAACTGGCGCGTATCGAATCGCAACTCTGCCAAGTATTCGCTCGGCTGGATTCCGGTCAATACAGGCATGGCGTCGTGGAAGAATGGTCAGGTTTATCACAACGGCCACCACTTCGGCGTCTGGGACAGCTACGGGCTGGCCGGGTACAAATTC